CTATCCCGCACCTTTTTGAAGCTTTTTAATTGCTTCTATGGCGAGTCGTTTTCTATCAGCTGTCTTTGTATAGAGTGATGCCATATCGTCTTCAGTCCATCCAAAAATTGCTTTGAGTTGTGAAACAGTAGCTCCTGCATTGGCAGCTCTTGTTGCGGCTAATTTTCTCAAACCATGGGCTGATTTTTTTATTCCCGCTGCATTACATGCTTTCCTAAACAGATTGCCAAAACTTTCTTTAGTAAGTTTTTTTCCTTCTTTCCCGCAAATAAATGTCTCATCACCAATAGGACCCGTTTCAAGAGTTTTTGCTAACTCAGGTAAAATGGGAAGAAACACATCTGTTTGGAATTTGCTCTTTTCTGTCTTTAAATGAATAATATTATCCGTTACATCCTTCCAACCGACGCGCACAACATCTCCCCGTCGTAAGCCTGTGTAGAGAAGAACATCAATCCATACGCGTTCATGTGTTCCAAGAGGCCATCGTTGATGATATTTATCGATGTCTTCTTCTAACCATGGAGAAAAACCCTCTGTATTAAAGGATTTGGGTGGTTTGATATTAAAGGCAGGGTTTCTGTGCAAAAGAGAATTATCAACTGCCCAATTGAAAAGACCATTTAAGGCTGTCAAAAAATGCCTTGCAGCGGCAGGAGTCTCACGTCTTCTCTCTACCGCATCAAGAATATGCTGTTTTTCTATACTTTTATAGGAACAAGTACCAATATGTTGAGAAATATTATTTAGGATTCTTTGTTTAACTTTTTTGGTTGATTCAGCTTGATTATGCCATTGCATGCTTTGCAAATATTGGTGCATCAGCCAATCAAAAGAACCTTCCATAAGTCTAGTACGTTTTATTTGTCTTGGAAGGCCGTTTTGCGCTTCTTTGAGAGCAAGTGTATAATTGTCAACAAATTCTTGCGTTCCATAAGTTCCGTATACCCTATACCTTTGACCATGCCCGATACGCACATACCATATGGTTTTACCATGGCGCGTAATTTCTTTGACAAGGTGGGGAGGCCGTGGTTTAGGCATGACTAGAACTTAATACCGTCAACAGAACGGCAAGTGTTTTGAGTATTATATTCTTCTTGCTCATCTTCCAATGGAGGAAAATCATCAATGTTAAAGAGATTACAGTCTTTAGTTGATGGTGTTGTTATTGCTTTGAGATAGATTAAGAGTTCACCGGTTGGTTTGATTTCAATTAATTCACATCCTTGCTTTTTAGCTTCTCGTAAAGCGCGAGCAATGGCCGGCTGTGTTATAGTAGGGTAGCGATGAGCCATGTTGAATTTCCTTAATTTTGATTGCACCTCACCTGTGATGAGATATGCATGTGTGTTGAAAGTGATTGAAAAATGGGTGGGGGCGCTGGTTGGGAGGGATGTAAGGAAAAGAGCGCCCCCTATGGGGTTTAAACAGCTTTTGTCAAGATTTGCATATCCTGTTCTATTTCTGCTAAAAATGTTTCGACAGCTTTATTGATGTGCTCAATCTGTTCATCATCGCGTGGGATACGTAGCGCCTTTACTCGCAAATGAGTTACTTGATGAGTAAACAAGGGATTGAAACTGACAAAGTCACACCATTTTCGTCTTGTGCAAGCCATTTGGAATTGCATTTGTAAGATATATTCAGGTTTGATTTCACCACTTAGCAAAAAACGTGTGTGTGTTGTTAGTTGAGGACATTTGACTTCTATGAGGCCCTCATCTCCAATGAGACCATCAGGACTAGCCCCTGCCATTTCAATTGTCGGATGGGGAATAAACCCACATCGGGTGACGTTGGTATCATAAATGAAGCTATATTCTTCAATTGCACTGTCTTCATGTTCATTTCCCCAACGCATGGCTGGTGTTTCATAAGATAGTATTGCTCTGCCTGTTAAACGTTCTGCGATGAGTTTGATTTTATAGTTTTCATATTTGCTTGTTGGTGAGCCTTTACTTGTTTTATCAACAATGCTGTCAATATTTGAGGCTGTGACTTTACCTAAACGAACTTGAAACCATTCTGGTGTCCTTTGTTCCATGTCACACCTCTGGTAGATTTTGTTGAGTTGGTGTGTGTTGTGGTTTTGGTGAAGGTAAAGCTTGTTGTTCTTCTTCCACTTGTGAACGTTGTCTATCCTTCAAATGTTCTAAAATAATTTGCCCTTTCTCATGAGACATCTCTGTGAGGCTTAAGACCTTTGCAAAAGAGAGTACTTTTGCTTCTTCTGTTTTTGTTTGTTGTATTAGCTCTTTAATCTGTGCGAGTGATTCATCAGATACCCTCTCATTTTGGGGATTATGGTTAGCTTCATTGATACGAGCAGCTTCGTCTTCATCATAGATACCAGATAAACCGAATGCATAACGTGCACATTGTGCAACTGCTTTATGACGTAGCATGCGAAAGGGATATTCATTCCAAGGTTTTGTATTTTGTTTGCACTCTTTAAGATATTCGGCAACTTCTACTGGATGCTTCTTATCCTTCAAATATACAGTGCATGTAGTAGCAATTAGTTTGCCATCGTTATCGAGTTGGTCTTGAAAGGTCATTCCATCGAAATTATCGTGTGAATGAATGATCTTTATCCAACCATCGATACCGACAATTGGGATAATACCGCCACCATATTTTTTAATTGCGTATATTTCTTTTTTAAGAGGGTTTAATCCATATTCATTGGCAAGATAGATAAAGAAAACAAAATCTTCCTCAGAAATATTGAAATTGATACAATTATTTATAACATTTTTGCGGAATTCTTGTTCAGAGAAACTGTATTTCTGTGCCACTGTTGCTATAAGGGAAGTTGTCATTATTTTTATCCTTAATGCAGAGTCTGTTTTTGGAGTTGTTCACTGAGGCGTGCTAATCCTTTGGATGTAATTTTTGCACTGGAAACAGTCATTTCTCTTCCGCTGATAGTTTGAATGGTTTTGGCTACACAATCCATTAGCCCTCCCTTGATTTTACTCTGATAAGGTAACAAACGTCTGTCCACACCACTACGATAAGCCCAACGACGATTAAGCAAATAGCTCGTTAAATCTTTGGGGTTTACTTTTAAATCCTTTGCTGCTTCGCTTATACCAAACAAACCATCAGATCGTTCTAAACGTTCAAGTGCTTCTGCCTTTGGGGTTAATTCAGCAATGATATAATCCTTGCGTTCATTTTCATTTTTTAAATGCGTAAAAACACCTAACATGACTTGGGGATTTGAGTAGTCAATTTGAGGGGGTGTTACTTGTTTTGCTTTTCGTTCGCACTCAATGAAATATTGACGAGCTTGCTTACCTTTCTCATTCCGTTCGACCATGGCTAGTTCTTTCGCCATGTCTAAGGTAAGGTAATATTCTTTTAATACCACATTTTGACGTTCGCCAATTTTGGCGAGCGTTAAAACATAATCTTTTCCTTCCTCAAATTCGTATTTTTTTATACGGTCTTTGATCCAATTTGTGAAATCACGACCTACTTCCAAAAATGTATACAATTCACGTGCATTGACTGTCTGAACAGTTTCCTGATTAATTGTATTGTTCTGAATAGCGATAAGCGCTTCCATTGCAAACCTCATATTATTTGGATTAATTTTCAGATGTGTTGGGAAGAAAGGGTTATTGCTGACAATTACTGTAGAATGGACTTGTATTTTCCCGTTCCCTTATTTTGTCTAAGACATCACTGTATGCCCAGCTATCAGCTATAAAAGGATATGGGGCATCCTCTACAAAATAATAATGGTCATTATCGTTTAAGTATTTTTGAACATAAAGTTCAGCAACTTCTTCAGAAATATCATCATAACGGTTTGAATGAAGATCAATGCGGAGGATGCTTACAACATCGCCTACACCGTTAATAATGTTCATGATTTCAGTTTCATCAATTGGTCCTGATGAAGAAAGGTGATGACCATCATTACATACAACTAACAGAATCTCATGATCATCTATAGAAACCTGTTTACTCATTTTCTATCCCCTCTTATTCGCGTTGGTAAATATTTATTTCTAAATATGGGGATAGTTATAACTATAATTATAAAAATATCAAGTAAAAAATTATATTTTAGCAAAAATAACTATAAAGTTTTGCTGTGTAAAGGAATTAAAAAGATGTTTTTATATAGGTAAAATTAAGAATCAAAGCGAATCGTTTTACTGTAAGAATTTTCTGGTAGAATAGCAAAGATCTCTCCAACCCACATAACTTTAACATTTTTAATGGGCGGTATATTATTCCACGAAACCAGATCTATCTCTCCATTCATTCCCCGACTGACTTTTTTTATGTATCTTTTATTATCATGCGTTAAAACGACTGCTTCTTTTCCAATAAAGGATTCTATTGCTTTGATTTGACGTCGTCTAACAATAACCATATCTCCATCTTTGTAAGCGGGATACATAGAATCCCCTCTAACTTCAAAGGCGATCATATCATCAGGGAGAGGGAAAGGAATTTCTACTTGTGCAAGACCTTCTTCAGGAATTTGTTCAAAGCTTGGGTCTATCTCTGTTCCTGCTCCAATATACCCCATAAGAGGTACAAAAGTTATCAGGTGATTTTCCCCTGTCAATTCTCTGTATAATGCTAAAATAGCATCACGGTTAGAACCGCGGGGATCTGAATCTTTCAACCACTTTGACACGGAAGCTTGTGTTACGTTGAGTCGTTCAGCTACCTCTTCTTGTGTGAAATTAAATTCAGTCAAAATCTTCTTTAAAATATTTATAACATTAGATTTATTACTCATAGTTTTACTTACCTTATTTTTTTATCGTTGATAAAGATAAATTTTCTTGACTTTATAATAACTATAATTATAGGAATTAATTAAGACAAAACTGTGACTGGAGTTATTAAATGAATCAACGGGAAGATTTTAAAGAGTTGATTAAATCAATACGGACCAAATTTAATTGGACGCAATCAGAAATGGCAAGAACATTGGGGGTAACCCAAGCTGCTGTGTCTAAGTGGGAAAAAAGAGGCTCTATCTCTTTAATGAATTATTTAAAATTATGCCAATTGCAAGATAGTTTAGTACCTCCAACATCTACATTTGCCGATAGTTCCGTGATTAATGAACATCAACAGGATAATTCGTCCTATCAAACAGAAGAAAGATTATGAAAGCAAAGGAAATGTTAAAAGAAATTTATACACGATTTTACAGATTAGTAAGTCGTAATAAGAGAATAGAGAATGCAAGCAAATTAATAGAAGAATATACAGAGGTAACGTCACCTGAGGATAGTACAGATGAGCTTAAGAAACAATATTCTACTCAAGAAAATGTTCGCTTACTCAAAGAAAATGCCCTTTCACTAAAAGAGATATTGCATAAGTCAAAAGTTGAAAGTTGTCTGAAACGCTATGAAGAAACCCTTGAAGAAGAAGGTCAATTGATTGAGGAAGAACAAATTGCACTTGAAAATCTGTCTAATTTATATTGAGCAAAAAAATAAGGCGTTACAGAAGCAAAAGAAAAAACTGGCTTTAAAGGTAAAGTTGTTTGATATTCTCAGTCAAAGCAATGCTAAAACTGACGTAAAAGAACCAGTTCAATCAGTAAATATTTTACCACCAATAAAAGTTATTCCTTTTGAACAAAAGGAATGTGTTCAAGCGTAACCTCGTACTCCATTAAACGTGGCCATCTTATTGTTTAGTATTCAGAGTTCTTAAGAAGGCTACTTTTTAAAAAACATTTTTTCAATCGAGCTACTCGCTAGACGCTCTGTCATAGCGTGCATGGCTGTATATTGCCTAAACTAAGGTGAATAAACATGAGTATAGAAAAGAAATATGAGCTTATGGAAGAGGGTACGTTGTTTATACGCTACGACTCTAATGGGTTATATGTTTGCACGTTGTATCAGATTAGAGCGTTAAGAGACTTTGGTAATGTCAAAGCCGGTGATTTGGGTGGTTTTATAGAAAAAGAAGATAATCTTTCTCACTATGATAATTGTTGGGTTGGGGGTAGTGCTCAAGTATATGGCGATGCAAATGTTTGTTGGGATGCTTTGGTTTACGATAATGCACTCGTTTATCACAAAGCATCTGTTTACGGCAATGCACGAATTTCCGGTAATGCACGCGTTTATGACAATACAAAAGTTAGTGGTGATGCACATATTCATGGCAATGCTTATGTTTATGATTTTGCTGAAGTTCATGAAAATGTAGATATTTGTGACAATGCACGTATTTACGGCAGTACTTGGATTAATGGCAATGCACGTATTTACGGCAATGCTCAGGTTTCCGGCTATGCTTATGTTCACGATAATGCTCAAATTTATGGCCGTGCATCTATTTATAACGCAGAAGTTGCTGGCAATGATCATATTGCTGGCGATCAAAAAATCCGTTCCGGTAAGCATTTTGGCGATGACGCAGAGATTGACACGAGTGCTTCCACTCAACGTGATGCCCAACAGATAGGGCAATAAATGTCATGAGCTTTCATTTACAAACCATTCTTTGTCTTGATCTAGGTACGAAAACAGGTTGGGCAATTTCTTCTGAAGACGGCACGATAGCCAGTGGAACAGTGCATTTTCCTACACGTCGATTTGAAGGCGGTGGGATGCGGTATTTAAGATTTAAGCGATGGCTTACAGAAACCAAAGCGATACTAGGGCACATTGACACGGTGTATTTTGAAGAAGTGCGCTGTCACATTGGTACAGATGCAGCTCATGTGTATGGGGGCTTGTTAGCAACCTTAACCACTTGGTGTGAATGCTATCAGATTCCTTATGACGGTATCCCTATTGCTACGATTAAGAAAGCAATGACAGGCAGAGGCAATGTCCCCAAAACAGAAATAATTAAGGCCGTGCGTGCAAAAGGACATGAGCCTGAAGATGATAATGAAGCAGATGCTTTAGCAATTTTATATTTAATGAAAGAGAGGGAAAACAGTGATGGCTACTCAATCACCTTAGGTAAAATTTTATCCTAGTCAATTTTTAAAAGAACTTGAGGGTTTGCAAAAAACAGAAATCACTGTTTACACGACACTAGTAGCACTCATGATTGATAAGGGTACACCTATTTTGAATAATGCTTCTTATTTATCAAATTGGTGTGACTGTTCAGGAGAACTGTTTCAAAAGACATTAAAAGCTTTAATGAGATGTGGCTATATCATTCGTTTAGAAGATGACAGCTTATGGCACACCTCATCAGCATTTGATCTCGATATCAGTAATACATCTTCAGAAAAAGAGGGGAAAAGCTATGTCAACTAAATTACCGTGGACAAGGCTTTTTGCAGACAAGTGGATATATGATCTGACTTATTTGTCTCCTATTGAAAGCAACGTCTATATAAGATTACAGCTAGAAATGTTGCGTACTGGTGAGCCACTTTTAAATAACATTAAATTTTTAGCTTGTTACACTAATTGTTCAGTAAAAACATTTGTGAAGGCATTGGATACTCTACTGAGCGTTGGCTATATTAGTCGTTTAGAAGATGGCCGTTTATGGAGTCAACAAGTTGAAGAAGAGCTTAAAGAAGCTGCTTTTCTTCAAGAGCAGGAGGGCAACTATGTCAACTAAAATGCCATGGGTTCGAAGTTTTCCATCTGATTGTCTTGCCGACACGAATGGAATGAAAGCATTTCAGATAGCAACATACGTAATACTGCAATGGCACATGCGTAGAAGTGGTGAACCTATTTTTTGTGATCCAAGTAAATTAGCACACAGTGCTGGTTGCTCGGTTAATGCTTTTAATAAGGCGTTAGACTTTTTATTGCGTAAGGGAAAAATCACCCGTTTAGAAGATGGCCGTTTATGGAGTCAGCAAGTTGAAGAAGAGCTTAAAGAAGCTGCTTTTCTTCAAGAGCAGGAGGGCGATTATGGCGACTAAAATACCATGGACGAGACTTGATGCGGGTGAATGGATGAATGAAGTTTCTTGTTTATCTCCAACCGAAAAATGCATTTATGTGATGCTACGATTTCAAATGCTTTACACTGGTGAACCTCTTTCGAATGACTTTAAGGCCTTGTCTCTTTATGTCGGTTATCCAGTAAAAACATTTATGAAAGCATTAGATCTTTTATTATTTAAGAAAAAAATCATCCGTTTAGAAGATGGTCGCTTGTGGAATTTAGATGTCGAAGAAGAGCTAAAAGAAGCTGCTTTTCTTCAAGAACAGGAGGGCAACTATGGCAACTAAATTACCATGGGTTCGAAATTTCTATGAAGAATGGATCATGGATTTTTCTGGTACGAGTGCAGCAGAGAAAGCTACTTATATGACACTCACTGCTCTCATGTATCGAGCACAAGAACCGATTTGGGAAGAGATTACTACATTAGCTCGTCGTATTGGTTGTTCAGTAAATGCTTTTAGTAAAGCATTAGATCTTTTGTTGCGTAAGGGAAAAATCACCCGTTTAGAAGATGGCCGTTTATGGAGTCAGCAAGTTGAAGAGGAATTAAAAAATTGCAATGACAATTTAAATAGACTCTCAGAAAAGGCTATAAAAGCTGCAAATACTAAGAGAAATAAGCGTCAAGATAATTCATCAAGAGATCACGATGAAATCATGATGGAGTCATCACAAAATCATGATGATGTCATGATGAAGTCATCACGACAACACATTAACAATAACATATATAATAAAAAAACTAACACTATCGTGTTATCAAAAAAAGAAATTGCTTCAGAAGATTTAGCAACTGAAGTTTCGGTTCAAAGTGAAACAACCGATGATGCTGTTGAGCAGCATTTGGATCACGATACACCCTCATCAGAAAACCAATCACTCGTTTCAGAGCAAAAAAGCACTGAAAAGAAAACCAAGCGGTCTAGGGATGGACAAAGTTGTCGCATTCCTGAGGATTTCAAACCTAACTTGCAATATGCAATCGACAAGGGCTTAACGCATAAAGAGGCGTTGTTTGAGTTTGAGAGATTTAAAAACTACTGGCTAGCAAGACCAAGAAAATGTGCAGAAATCAAGGATTGGCAGCGGACATGGTACAACTGGGTTACTTCCGATTATGGAATTTTAGCTAAGAAAAAAGCAAAACTGGAAAAGGAAAAACAAAATGGTAGGTATGGAAATTATCCTCAGCGACAAAAAAGTTTCAGCGAACGTCTTGCAGAAAGTTTCGAAAGTTCCAGAGATGATTTCTCATCTGGAAATGCTTATGAAGAGGATCAGTTCGGGGTATCCATTGATCTTCAAGAGTGGGAGCGAATTGACGAAACAGGAGGAGATGACAGCGTTAGAAGTTTACAACAGTCTGCAGAGATTGCTCAGTGTGAAAGCTTCGGATGAGCAGATTAAGAAAGCAGCTTTCTTGCTTTCGAGTTTGAGAGTCCCAGCTAACACAGATCCCAATGTAGTTTCCTCATCCTACAAGCTCACACTCAAGGATGTTTCAGCATACGCTCTTGCACAAGCCGTTGAAAATATTCTCACCGGTCAGGTTGAAGGGATGTCAAAGGTATTCATGCCCACATGTGCAGAACTTTCTTCCTACTGTCAGGAGATAGAAAGCGAGGTGCTTTGCAAAGCTTGGTATGTGCATAGAGCGATTGAAAATACTCGCAAGAAGGCACTGAAAGAACAGGAGAGAGGAGGAAATGTCATTCCCCTCACAAAAACAGGTTGATGATTTTAGGAACAGCAAAATAGAGAGAAATGGTGATCACTTTTGGATTAGATATGCGTTTAAATCAACAGAAACGCATCTTAGAGAGAGATTTAAAAGTTTTTTGATGAAATTCCACATTGGAAACATAAAACGCTCTGTACGGTGCTAATTTGAGAAAATTAGAACAGATGCTAAAATCAGGATAATTGGATATGTTTAAAAAGATTAGAACTGGAGTAAAATACAGCATAGGATTTGCGGTATTACAGTTTTTACAAATAGAAAAAAACACCGAATTTATTCAAGCTGTTTTAATATTTTCATCTCTCGCCATTGTGATAGCGATGATTTTCATGACAGCTTTTTTTAATTCCAAACTTGCTTCAGAATTGTATCACAACCCTAAACATCAACATGAAAAAACAACAGATTTGAATATTGTGACAGATTATTTGCAAAAATATTTGCATAATTTTTTGCATATAGCTGTTATGGCACTTCTTTTATTAATTTTCCCAAACAATCTCAAACAAGAAGTTGTTTTGCCTTTTTTCTCTTGGGATTCCAAATGGGAATTTCATTTTTATTGGGATGTTTTGTTGTGGTACTTTTTTCTAATTTTCGTGTGCACTATTTACCTTAAAATGTACATCTTCATCAACATCTTTATAAGATTCCTTAGGTTAAATACTGTCCACTTTCTGTAGATTAAATGGCTTTGAAGAATTATATTCTGAAGGAGGTCTCCTCAAATTTGAGGGCACCTATTTAGACAAATATGTACTGACCTCAAAATTGAGATGAGTGAATTTGCAGATTAGATTACTGAACGTATTAATCAATTTGAATTTGGAGAAAACAAGGATTATATAGTTTTTTTCGATTTTGGGAAAAACCCCCAAGGCGGCCGTATGTCTACTAAACAAAGGAAGGATATGACTTTCGCTAAAATTTTAGCGAAACCCCCTTACTTAACTAAGTGCGGTGAATTTTTTGTTTGACAAAATCACGGAAGCATTTATATATGCGAATCAGGTGCTTGAAAAACACCTTAAAATACCTAGCGGATTGGTTGCCGAAATAATCAGTCTTCCGCACATATTAAAGACTTTGACTCATTGTATGTATGTTGCATATAATGACCTCGTCGGGTGTAGTTATGCAATACAATACCCTTTAATGGGGAAAGCATAACGACGGACTAGGTACCGTGTTTTTCAGCACCCGGCGCTCTTTTTTGAGTGTCAATGAAAAATACCTATTACCTAGGAGTTCATCATGAACAATCTTATAGAGATTAAAGAAAGCACTGTTGGGCAGGAAACTGTTCAGACGGTCAACGCACGTGACTTACACACATTTTTGGAAGTGAGACGGGACTTTTCAAATTGGATAAAAGACCGTTTCAAAAAATACGAATTTGAAGAAGGAAAAGACTATATTATAACGCTCGCCAAAATTGGCGAACGTCAAAATGTGGTATTAAAAGAATATCATCTCACCTTAAGTGTAGCAAAAGAGCTTTCTATGGTTGAGAACAACAAGAAAGGTAAACAAGCCCGTCAGTATTTCATCGAATGCGAACGGAAAGCAAAACAGCCTTTAGACCTCGTCAGTGCTTTGCAGAATCCTCTCGCAATTAGACAACTGCTTTTACCTATTGACAAAATCACGGAAGCATTTATATATGTAAATCAGGTGCCTAACAAACACCTTAAAACATGTAGCGGATTGGTTGCCGAAATAATCAATTTTGCGTTCATTTTAAAGACTTTGACTCATTGTATGCGTATAGCGTATAGTGATCTTGTCGGGTGTAGTTATGCTATACAATACCCTTTATGGGGAAAGCATAACGACGGACTACATGCCGTGTTTGTTAGCACCCGGCGCCCTTTTGGGTGTCATTAACAAACATTAATTACATGTAGGTGAAAAAATATGAATACTCTCATAACAATATCAGAACAAACTGTTGGACAGGAAACTGTTCAAACAGTCAATGCACGTGAGTTGTGTGCTTTTTTAGAGGTAGGAAAAGATTTTTCTACTTGGATTAAAGATCGTATTACCAAGTATAATTTTGTAGAAAACCAGGATTATATAGTTTTCCCCAATTTTGGGGAAAACCTCCAAGGAGGCCGTCCTTCTAAGGATTACGCTATTACTTTAGACATGGCGAAAGAACTGTCTATGGTTGAGAACAACAAGAAAGGTAAACAAGCCCGTCAATATTTCATTGAATGCGAACGGAAAGCAAAACAGCCTTTAGACCTCGTCAGTGCTTTGCAGAATCCCCTCGCAATTAGGCAACTGCTTTTACCTATTGACAATGTTGCAGAAGCATTTATATATGCGAATCAGGTGCTTAAGAAACACCTTAAAATACCAAGCGGATTGGTTGCCGAGATAATCAGTCTTCCGCACATATTAAAGGCTTTGACTCATTGTATGCGTGTAGCATATAGTGATCTTGTCGGGTGTAGTTATGCAATACAAGACCCTTATGGGGAAAGCATAACGACGGACTTGGTACCGTGTTTCTTAACACCCGGCGCTCTTTTTGAGTGTCATTAAGAAACGTCTATTACCAAGGAGTTCATTATGAACAATCTTATAGAAATTAAAGAAAGCACTGTTGGGCAGGAAACTGTTCAGACAGTGAGTGCACGTGAGTTACATGCTTTTTTGGAGATTACATCAAAGTTTGCAGACTGGATTAAAAATCGTATTAAAGAATGTAACTTTCGAGAAAACATCGATTTTGTAACGCTTTCTAAAAATTTAGAAAAAGGTGGAAAGACGAAAGAATACCACATTACTTTAGACATGGGCAAACACCTTGCCATGATTGAGCGTAATGAAAAGGGACATCAAGCCCGTCAGTATTTCATCGAATGCGAACGAAAAGCAAAACAGCCTTTAGACCTAGCAAATACTTTGCAAAATCCCCTCGCAATTAGACAACTGCTTTTGGAGAGCATTACGCAATTGGAAGATTTGAGAACTGAGGTTAAAACACTTAAACCAAAAGCAGAAGCGCTTGAACATTTAAAACGCTCTGACGGTCTGTTTGCTTTATATGAAGCTGCAAAGATGTTAGATGTACGCCCCACAGATTTTACTAAGCACTTACAGTTTCATAAGTGGGCTTATCGTAATTTTCCGGGTGGACCTTTGTTACCTTGTCAGGATAAAATCAATAGAGGATTGATGGATTGTGTAATCCACACCATTCAAAAATCAGACGGAACAAAAATGAGCGTTTCCAGTGCAAAAATCACAGTCAAAGGATTAGCATGCCTAAGAGAGCAATTCCATGGAGGTGTGCAATGAGTAAAAGTATCGACTTTTTATGTGATTTATGGATGGCTTTGTTTCAGTTTGCTACTCGTGAGAATATTGCAATGGAAGACTGTAATACTCTGGTTGAAATTATGGACGTAGTAGAAAAAGCTTTAATTACAAAGCTTCAAAGTGAAACTCCAGATACTCTCAAGATACTGGCAATTCTTACAGGTTTTGGCGATTCAGAACTTCCCCGAACATTGGATCCTTTGTTGAAAGCTTATAGTCCATGTTCGGATGGAGTATCTTATCAGCTATAAAATAAACCACACTCCCCTTCCCATCTTTAAAAGGGTGGGGAGAGGGTCAGTTGTGTATTTGTATGCAGAGCAATTTACCTACATCGCTGAATAGAGAAACATTATGTCTACAAAACAACAGAAAACTAAAGCGCGTTTACCACGTGGGTTTGTTGATCGCACAGGTGTAGAGTTACAAGCACTTGAAACACCGATTTTTGAATATACAGATGCACTTGGAAAGTCTTTACCTGATATAGACCGCCCGAATGCAGGCGTTTTTTCTTTACAAGATGATGATAAACAATGGATGTCTTTACGCTATGACCTTACAGCGCCTCTTGCTCGTTATGTTGCGGAGAATTTTGAAGTCTTACCAAAACCTTATCGTAGTTACCGTTTAGGACATGTTTTTCGTAATGAAAAGTCAGGACCAGGGCGTTTTCGTCAGTTTATGCAATTGGATGCTGACATTGTAGGGGCAGCAACAGTGATTGCTGATGCAGAAGTCTGTATGATGGCGGTGGATAGTTTAGAAAAGTTAGGGTTTAAACGTGATGAATATGTCATTCGTCTGAGTAATCGGAAAATTTTAGATGGTGTTTTGGAAAATATTGGTTTGGGGGAAGATGAACAGTCAGACAAACGCTTAATTGTTTTCAGAGCTATAGATAAACTCGATCGACTTGGTTTGGAAGGTGTACGTTTGCTTTTAGGGGATGGCCGTTTGGATGAAAGCGGTGATTTCACAAAAGAAGCAGGACTGACTAATGACCAGATTGAGTATATCATTAGCTTACTAAATGCGAGAGGTGAAACTGCAGAGGGAACGATTAATAATCTCAAAAACATAGTTGACCGTAATGTTTGTGGACTTGAAGGAATTCGTGAACTTGAAGAAATGCAAGAAGTTTTTGACGCTAATGGTTATAAGGATTGTATGAGGATTGATCCGTCAGTTGTGCGAGGGTTAGACTATTACACAGGGCCTGTTTTTGAAGCTGAATTATGTAATACGTGTGAACAAAAGCTTACCTTTGGATCTATTGGTGGCGGTGGCCGTTATGATGGATTGATTGCACGCTTTCGTGATGACAATGTCCCCGCGACAGGTTTTTCAATTGGTGTGTCACGTTTAATGACGGCTTTGCAAAGCTATGAAACATTGCGTGTGAAAGAGAAGATAGGTCCGGTTGTGGTGTTGATGATGGATCAAAAGCCAGACAGTATTGCACGTTATCAGAAAATGGTGAAGCAATTACGCAACGCGGGCATTCGCTCTGAAGTATATTTAGGAGCATCGGGTATTAAAGCACAAATGAAATATGCAGATCGACGCTGTGCATCTTGTGTGGTGATTCAAGGGTCACAAGAGCGCGAGCGTGGAGAAGTCCAGATTAAAGATTTGGTAGAAGGTGCGCGTTTAGCTACTGAAATTAAGGATAATCAAACATGGCGTGAAAGCCGACCAGCACAAATAACCGTTAAAGAAAATCAATTGGTTGAAGCTGTGAAGAATATTTTGAAAAAATAAAAACAGCACAAATTCCTACGTGGGTGGAAGCTGAACACCTAACCTATGTTTATGCATAACTCTATTTTTGCGAACGATTATGCCAGCCTATCGTATCGAGCGAAGCATAGCATCGCGTAAAATAGCATTAATTCGCGTCTGATAACCTTTACCTTGACTTTTAAGCCATGCCAACACATCGGAATCTACGCGTACAGTCGTTACAGTTTTAGTTGGCTTGTAAAATGAATTACGAACAGCATTTTTCCAAAATTCACTATCTAGTGGTGGAATATCGCTATAATCAATTTCACTGTCAGGCATTTTAGCCAATTCATTAATTTCAACTTTCTGTTCATCAGTCAAAGGCAGTAGATTACTTACATCAACCTCATAACGAACTTTCTTCTTCATAACGCTTTCTCTCTTTCAAACTAGCACGTCGTGCTGAAATAATACGAATTACCTCTCCCCCATCTTTATCGTCGTAGATAGTATGAGCGACCAATAGTAATAAGAAGCCATTTACAAGACCCAAAGTTTGCCAACGATATTCTCCATTTTCAATACGATCCTGTCTCGTCATAGCAAATGGATCTGCAAAAACACGAACAGCTACCTCAAAACTTATATGATGCTTTCGAAGATTGTTTTCCGCTTTAATTTTATCCCACTCAAATCTTATTTTCATACTTTATTGTTAATACAATTATGTATGTACGTCAAGAGTTTCAAATCAAATATGTTTTATATTAAATTTCCACTGAGATAGTTTAGAGAGAGCGAGTGCAATTTGCCCCCTATGACACGTGGATACATTTTCTTCAAAACAAGTAATTGCAATGCGTTTTTTATCTAAGAACAGCTGATATAACTTTTCTATTGCAAGATGATTATCTTTAAGAGTTGTATTGTTATAGTCTTGAAAAAGACGCTCATAATCTTTTTGCGTTTTCAACTCTTGACGCTTTTCAGAAACAATACCTAACTCTGGAATATGCTTATATTCAATACCCAATGCATTTACAATTTTAGATAATTGCGTTTTAGAAAAACCATATTTCCGACTTAACAGATTTTTGCGAACATCACACAAAGTTTTGATATTATTTTTGATAAGACGATTGAGATAATTTTCAAAAGACTTCCCCTCATATCCAATGGTAAAGAAACAAAAGGTCTCATCCTTTGGTTGAAATGTATCAATTTTTTCTAAGTCTTTTTTCTCCATAATCTTATTTGCTATACAACTGTTGATAGCAAAATATGGATAGTTTTTGTAGACATACCGAATAAGTTCATCACCCTTGAGATTGCTAAATTTTTCAACAAATGAAGAAATTTTCTCTTGTGTAGCAAATTCAATATCAGAACTATAATCACTTTCCAGTGATGTAAGCTGCCAATCATTTTCGTTGGCAAGTATTCCTAATTCTATAAGCTTGCGTTTGTCAGCATAAGATTGAAAAGAAAAACAACCATATTTGTAAGGCACAAACTCATAACTTTGTTTTTCTTCCCATTGCGTAAATAAAAATAAGTACTCTTGAAAATCTGTCTTTGAAAGGCGTCCTCCAAATTCTTGAAGGAAAGCTAACAATAGTTTTTGCCGTTTGAATAGAGTCTTACCTTTTACTGTTTTCATAGTATTATTTCTGTATCTGATCGATGTAGATAAATTTGAAAAACCACTCAAATTCTAACAAATGCGCTGGTTTATGATTGCTTGGTATCAAGTCAGTAAAATTATATCACAAAACAGCATTTATGCACTGATAAAATCACCAATAAACTGTTTATTTTCAATTATTTATGCTGTTTTTTCTTTGGAAAAATGGACTATGTTATGCTATAGTAAAAGCAGCTTTTCATATCCGTATTTCATTTCAATTATTTTCCTTAGAAAAGATATCAAACATGCTTAATAAAGTCATTTTAATCGGCTATCTGGGTGCCGATCCAGAAAGCAGAACAATGCCATCTGGAGTAGAAGTGGCCAATTTTCGTATAGGCACTTCTCAAAGCTATGTAGATAAAACAACTTCTCAAAGAATAAATAAAACAGAATGGCATTCTATTGTGATTTTTAATCCGCATCTTGCAAAGATTGCGCTTCAGTATCTGGGCAAAGGTTCCAAAGTTTACATTGAAGGTCAATTACAAACACGTAAATGGCAAGATAAAAGCGGGCAAACACACTACACAACAGAAATTGTCTTACCGCAATATAAAGGTGAGTTAAAAATCCTTAATAGTGCTCAAAAGTCTGATTCTGACATGGCTACTCAAGAGCAAGCGGTGGCATGGGAGAATAGTAGGCAGGAGCAATATTTAGAAACGACTTTGAATGACAGAATCCCGTTTTAATCAGAGGTTTTCTTATGAAGAAACGAAAGAAACGGGGAAGACCTAGAATAGCCGGTCAAATAAAAGAACTCAATGGACGTATCTCGCGTGCAAAAACGCCTGATAAGTCTTTGTATCAACAGACACTTGAAATGCGTGCCAAGCGTTATGGAGCGAGTATTCAAGATGCGAAAAACCCGCTTATGGGTACTTATGTAGGGCGGTTATATTTATTGGAAAAAAAGATTAATCAAGATCAGTACGATGCATCACAGCAATATATTCAAGTGCGAAATGATTATTGGTGTGCAAAAGGGTTTCCAGGGGCTATTTATGATGAAACACCAATATCTTCTGATGATAGAGAAAGAGACAAGTGGGTTGAGACAGCAACTGATCGCTATGAAGCTATGCAAGAGGTTATTAGAGAAGCACAAGTTTTGCATCGTCGGTATAACCTTCATGATGCATTAGAGCATCTGGTTATAGAAGACCAACAATTGCCACATCTTGTCGGTTCTTTACGCATGGCTTTGAATGCTCTTCATAAATACTGTCCGGAAAAGAAAAAAACTTTGTAAACTTTAAGCAGCATCTTGAATATCAATAGTAACTGATTTTCCGAGAGTAAGGAGAACGGATTCTAAAGTATCTAGTTTTGTTTCATGATTTAGGTCTAACAATCGATCGATTTGTATAGGGTGAAGTTGCAAAAGACGCGCGAGATCGGCTTTACGCAAATTCTTTTCGACCATGGCATTATGGATTGCAATTTTTAAAGTGATCAATGAAGATACTTCAATAAAAGGGTAAGCAATATCATGAGTTCCAAAAGGGATGGTTTCACGGTCTTGAAAACGCCCTTCAATAACTGTTAAAAGTGCATTTTTAGCGTGTTCTAAAGCTTCTTTTTCATTGTTTCCATAGGTGATAAACTCTTGAAAGTCTTTCGCAATAACAATAAGGGTATCATTATCATCTTTAATGAATTTAATGGCATATTTCATTTTTACGTTCCTTTCATTGAGGTTATGATTTATTTCAAATCAAGATCTTTGAGGATCTTTTGAACCAATCCTGTCCCTAATTCCTTTCGCGCACCATGCATAGGTAAAACAGATTTTTTGGAACCGCGTTTTACAATTAAATGACCGCCTTTTCCTGGGATGAAACTACAGCCTTGTTTTGTGAGATATCTTTTCAATTCTTGACTATTCATAATAATAGAATAATATCTAAAATGTTTCAATACAACATAAATGTTGTTTTTATACATTAAAAAATTATATTTATTTGAGGCAAGATTGTGCGTTAAGTTCGCAAGTTAAGTACAACTAATACTGCATGTCATAAGCTTAATATTTGAATAATCAGATGTAATGAGAAAATTTACAACTTTTCTTTTATGAACATTTACACTTAACAAATACCATATTTAGGTTGATTGAAATAAAAAATACCAGATTATGATTTTTTAGTTGACATGAGGGGAGAAATAGTATTTAATGACATTGCTGCGCCTAAAATTACAGAATTATGTGAATTTTTCTTGTTGTTAAAGTTTCTGAAAGCCCTGTGAATGCAGGGTTTTTTATTAAACAACTCAAATTTAGTCACTCCTATTTATTGACATACACTTATTAACCTCACTCTTCTTTCCTCCTGAGAGTGAGGTTTTTTTATATCTCAGTTTCTCCAAAGGAATAACCCATGGAAAAAGTACAAGTGGTCATCACAAGACCTATGTGTGTTCTTGGTGATAACAAAGCAACCGTTCGTTTTGAGCCTTCCACAAAAAGTAACCCATTCGTTGAGGTTTCTTATCAGGTTTATGATCGTCTCAAACGCGCTGGTGCTGCTAAGCTTTATCAACAATGGCTATCACAAACCGTTAATGAAAAACCTAAACCTAATGAACAAGAGGTTTCTATACCAGAACCTGATGAACAAGAGATCTCTGTAGATATCAGTACTCAAGAGGTTACACAGGTCGTTGAAGAAGTTGAACAAGCTGTTGATGAAAAACTAGAGCTTGGTAAGCAAGAGGTTTCTATACAAGAGTCTCATGAGCAAGAGGTCTCTACAGATGGAGATACTCAAGATACTGAACAGACTACTGAAGAAATTGAGCAAACGTCTATAAAAACCGACAAACAATCTCCAAAAGCAAAAACTTCTAAATCCTCGACGCGTACGACTAAAAAGGCTTAAACTGTGAAGTCAAATAGCCATGCAAAGCAAGTTGAACGCTTTGCTGAAACTGTTAAAAATTATATCACGCGCTTAACAAGCATTTTAGCAGAGCCAAATACTGAAGTACGGCAAGCTTTTGACAGTTTCTTAGCAAAATTGCGTGATGATTTAAATAACACGACCACAGAAGGCGATGCGATTGAAATGCTTGCACAGCATATTATCATGCTTCCTGTGTTTAAAGTGTTGTTTGAAGAATATCAGTTTACTCGTGAAAATCCTGTGTCACGTGCTATACAACGTGTGCTTGATGCGCTTAAGAAAGCTAACTTTGAGCAAGAATCTAAAGATCTTGAAAGCTTTTACGCTGGTGTAAAATTACGGGCCAGTGGACTTACCGATCCACAAGAAAAGCAAAACTTGATTTTAGAGATTTACGAAAAATTTTTCCGTTATGCATTTCCACGCACTGCTCAAAAACTGGGTATTGTCTACACTCCTATTGAGGTTGTAGATTTTATTATTCACTCAGTCGATGAAGTATTACAAACTGAATTTGGCAAAACACTTGGTTCACCTGGTGTTAAGATTATGGACCCGTTTACGGGAACGGGAACTTTTATCACACGACTTTTACAATCTGGACTGATTAAAAAAGAGGAGATGGAATATAAGTTCCGTCATGAGATTTATGCCAATGAAATAGTACCATTAGCATACTATATCGCGGGTATTAATATTGAAGCCACATATCATAGCATTATGGGTGGAGATTATGTGCCATTTGAGGGGCTTTGTTTAACCGATACATTCCAGCTTTATGAGCAGGGAAAAGATCAGATGAGTGATTTGAATAAAGCAAAACAGTAAATGTCAGTCACGTCAGGAAAAACAAGATATTTGTGTCATTATTAGCAATCCTGCTTACCCCTTAGAATTGTTTCAACGGGTGATTACTGTAAGTTTAGAAACAATGAAAATTGTTCATAATCTTCCAAAATTGGAAATGAGAGAAGTCAAAGATACTCAAAAAACTCTACACTAAAAAGGATTAGGTTTTGGGGTTAAAGATCCATGCCAAGTGGTATCTGCAACAGGCAGAAAATACTTTTACGAGTCTTCAAGCTCCACGTCTTCATTGGGCTTTGCGTAATGCTATTAACACTACGGCAAAGCAGGTTGAGCGTTTTGCAGAAAAGAAAGTTGCAGAGGATGCTTCAATTCCACCAAAGCGTGTTAAGAAAGGTGTCTACATTAGCGGTAAAGCCACAGCTAAATTTCTTGAAGCGGATATCATTGGTTCAGCTTCTCTACTCCCTCTTAAGATTTTTAAGACAAGGGAAACGAAACGTGGCGTGATTTATAAAATCTTCGGCAAAAGAGAAGTCATGCCCCATGGTTTTATCCGAGGAGGGAAATTTCCAGAGCGTGTCGATTTAAAAATGGGCGGACATGTCTTTATGAGAACAAGTGGAGATAAGTTCCCCATTGCAAAACAAGACGGTACCTCGATTGCTTACGTCATGTCTAAACCAAAGGTCTCAAGTTCTATTGAACACCATGCCCGTGAGAGACTAACCAAAAATATACAGAGCCAAATTGCTCGGCAAGAATATATGGTTAATCAAAAGGTCCCACGCTCTTAAACCATACCAATTACATACAAAGCATATGATGATGATTTTAATGTTTCAAACCAAATTATCGGAAGAAAAGTTTTTAAAAGGTACTTTCCAGTGGGGTAGGTGTGTTGCGGGGCAATCAAGCGCAACATATCGCTAGCGACAGAATTTTCAAATAACTGTACATTGTACACATAACCTATTGATAAATAACAATTTATATGCGTGCATTGTACAATGTTTCTATTTTATAACGGGATAGTCTCTAAGCCATTTGTTTAAATTTATCTATTTTAGCAAATTCGTCAGCTTTTTCAGTTTGTAGTACATTAACATCGTAAGCAGCTTGCATGTTAAGCTGAGAAGATGTCAATCACGATAACTTTTCTGTAAATCTTGCTCAATAAGATGCCGGACATAACGTGTATAAGGGATAGCTTGGTTTTTAGCTTTTTCCTTTAAAGCGCTCATAAGTGCTTGAGGTAAACGAATATTAATAGAAGCTTCTTTAGGTAGAAATTCAAAATGAACAGGTTTAAAGCCACTTAAATCATACTCTGTGAGATCTGCAGTATCTACAAAGTTTTCTGCTTCTTCATCTGTTTTAAAAACAGGCATCTGTTTCAACTTAGAGGTTTTCATAAAAATCAATTTCCTTTTGATGCATATAGCGAGCACTAATGGGGCGCACGAATAATTTATTGTTCATTGTTCTTAGGGTAAAAACTAAAAAAATGTATCGCTCATTATAGCTTTTCCCGATAGCTCTCAACCGTTCTTCTTTAACATTTGGATCATCTTTAATAACTAGATGACCATGACCGGAGAATAGATACTCAATTTCTTTTTTAGAAACTCCATGTTTAGCACATTTAGGCCAATTACCTTCGTCCCAGTTTATACCGCATATCTTAATGTTTTTCATAACATATGTATATCAAAATGTATCTACAAATACAATAAGATTTTCAAAAAAATATTCAAACACGGAAGATTATGAATAAAAAGAATAGAGAAGGAATATCGGCTCGAGCGTTTGCGAAGAAAATGGGCGTTTATCCTAACGCGGTCGTTTCTCGTTTTAAGACGGGAAAGTTTGATGAAGCGCTTTATGATGATGGTTCGATCAATGAAAAATTAGCAACAGCTTTATGGAATGAGAATCCCACCAAGCAAGCCTATATTGTAGGCGATGATGGAAAGCCTCGCACAAAGACAAAGCAGGATTCTATAGAAGGAGCTAATGAACACAAGATAAAACTCCAGAGAATGCAAGTCGCTCTTGAAAGTGAAACGATTGATCTTGAGCAAAAGAAAGAAACAACACTTGATCGTGAACAAGTAAAGAGAGAAGCACGTAATTTTGGAAGAGCTTATCGTGATATCATGTTGCATTTTCCTCATCGTTACGGTGCGCGTATTGCAGCAAAGGTTGAGTGTAATGCCGCAAGTCTGATTGGTGCCATTGATCACTATATCCGAGAAGCTTTGCAGGAGGCAATAAAAGTTCCCGTCCCTTTCCATGATCAAGACCCTCCCGATCATAAGGAGGAGAAGAGTGACTGATACAGGAGAAGGGTTTTTTTATTTTCATGCCAGTGAAGCATGTCAACCAGATCCCCCTTACACAGTTTCACAATGGGCAGATAAAAACCGTTATTTGAGTACAGTAGCCAGTGCTGAACCTGGATTATGGAGAACTAAACGTACCCCTTATTTACGGGAAATCATGGACAATCTTTCCTCTTACGTCCCAATTGAAAAAACAGTTGTGATGAAAGGTGCACAGATTGGTATGTCAGAGGCTGGCTTGAACTTTTGTGGTTATGCTATTCACCATAGTCCTGGCCCTGTTCTTTATGTGATGCCTACAGTTGAGATGGCTAAGAAAGTATCTAAGACCCGTCTTGACCCTATGATTAAGGCCAGCCCTGCATTAAACGAACGTATCTCCCCTGCCCGCGCTAGAGACAGTAGGAATACAATGTTTTCGAAAGAATTTGATGGTGGGGTATTAATGCTTACAGGAGCTAATAGTGCTGCTGGCTTGCGATCAATGCCTATTCGTTATTTGGTTCTTGATGAAATTGATGGCTATCCATTGAATGTTGATGGAGAAGGAGATCCTGTCAATCTTGCTGAAGCACGTACCGCAACTTTTATTCAACGAAAGATTTTTAAATTATCAACACCAACTCATCGTGACACAAGTCGTATAGCTAAAGATTTTGTCCTAGGAGATCAGAGATATTACAATATTCCTTGTGATGGATGTGGTACACTTCAACCCATTGTTTGGTCACAAATTAAATGGCCAAAAGGGGCTCCTGAACAGGCTGTATTTGTTTGTGCACATTGTGGTCATGAGCATGCTGAACACCGTAAGGAAGATTTATTATCTGAAGAAAGGGGGGCTTGTTGGATACCAACAAAAGAGCCAATTAGACCTCGTTTGCGCTCTTACCATATTTCAGCACTCTATTCACCTTGGATGACATGGGGAGAGTGTGCTCTCAAGTTCTTAGAATCTAAAGATGACCCCGCACTTTTACAGACTTTTGTTAACATCATTCTAGGTGAACCATGGGAAGATAAATCAGGAGAAGTCATTGATCCAGATAGCCTGTATGCCCAACGTGAAGACTATCCTCTTGCCCCTGCCAAAGCAGTCCTTCTCACAGCAGGCATTGATGTACAAAATGATCGCTTAGAGCTTGAAGTTGTAGGTTGGGGACGTGGTGAGGAAAGTTGGAACATTGATTATCAAGTCTTCCCTGGTGATCCCTCTTCCTTAGAGGTTTGGGATCAATTGGATGAGTATCTTCAAAAACGATGGCCTCATCCTGGTTTTAAAGATGGAATAGAAATAGCAGCAGCTTGTATTGATACAGGGGGTAACCATACACAAGCCGTTTACAATTATGTACGTCCTCGTGAAGGTAGACGTATCTGGGGCATTAAAGGACACGCAGGATCACGCCCTGTATGGCCACGTCGCCCCAGTAAAAACAACAAAGGACAGATTAATTTATATATCGTTGGTGTTGATTCAGCAAAAGATACCATCACAAGGCGCTTTAAAAATCAGGTCCTGAAACGTCAGGAGCTGGTGCAACGCATTTTCATAAAAACCTTGATAGAGAATATTTTGAGCAACTCACTGCTGAAAAAAAGGTCATCAAATATTTCAAAGGTCATCAGCGGATAGAATGGCATAAAAGTGAAACAGCAAGAAATGAAGCTCTCGATTGTAGGGTTTATGCTTATGCTGCCTTACAGGGTCTGATCTTAGCAGGTCTCAATCTTAATAAAGAAGTCGACATCTTAGAAGAGCGTTTGAAAAACATTGAAACTTCTTCAACCACAGTACCAAAAAGACTGAGACCAGAACCTGAAAAAAAACAAACCGTAATAAAAAGAAACCCTTATATGCAACGAGGTTGGGGATGGTAATCCATGTATGAGAAATCAAAGCAAATAAACTGGAAATATGAAAGACTTGCACAGCTTAAAAAACGACGAGAACAACTGGAAAATGCACTTTATTCAGGTGCGCAGTCTGTGCGTCACGGCGATAAACAAGTCAATCATCGTTCGACTGAAGACATACGCAAAGCCCTTACAATGCTGACTGAGGAAATAGCCCTTCTTGAAGGATACAAGCCTTCATATGTTTATTATCTTAACGCATCACGAGGCTATTAATGGCAAATTCTCTTATGCATCAAGTCAATCATAACCCGCATTTTGAAGCAGCAAGCCGTAGCCGTCGATTAAATGGATTTGATCCCGCAAAAAAACACATCAATAAAGCCATTGAAGAATGTGGTGATACAATTGTTGCTCGTTCAAGATGGCTCTATGACAATGAATGCCTTTACGGATCTGCAGCGGATGAATGGGTTTCAGCAGCAGTGAGTGATGGGATTAAGCCCTACCCTAAAATTGAAGGGTTTCAAGAAGAAAAGAAAAAGCTTCTTGATCTTTGGTGGCAATGGGTCGATGAGGCTGATTACGATGAAGATGCTAGCTTTTATGGCCTCCAAGAAATGATTGCTCGTGAGGTTTTTTTAACCGGTGAGTGTTTTGTAAGACTACATTATATCGACTTTTATGAGCGCTCACGTGTCCCGCTTCAATTACAGATTTACCCCACAGAAATGCTGGACTTAACCTATAATGGACCAGCAGACATTAAAGGCAACACCATTCGTATGGGAATTGAATTTAATGCAAAGGGCAAGCGTGTTGCTTATCATTTTTGGAAGCGTCACCCTTACAATGATCATCAGGTAACTCAGGTATTTACAGATCAAGAGCGCGTTAGAATCCCTGCTGAAATGGTAATTCATATCAAAGAACCTCGCATTGCAAAACAACTGCGTGGATGTCCTAAAGCCACGCGTTGTATGACGAAACTCTTTCAGCTTGAATGCTATGACGATGCAGAAATTGAGAGAAAAAGAACAGCTGCTCTTTTTGCTGTCTTTATCACAGGATCAAATCCTGGTGATATGGCAGCACCAGGCAATCATGATGAAAACAAATCTGCAACATCCTCACAGGCACCACCAGATCTGCCCATAACCGAACCTGGTGCAACACTTTATATGGGAGAGAATAGAGATATTAAATTCTCCAACCCTGTGGAAGTTGGAGGTTCTTACGAAGCTTTTCAATATCGCAATACTTTAAAAATTGCATCAGCTTTAGGCATACCTTATTCTGTTCTTACAGGTGATGTGACGCGAGGGAATTTTTCTAATGTGCGCACATCTATTATTCAATTTAGGCGCCAGGTCAAAAAATGGCGTGAGCACATCATCGCCTTTCAATTCAATCGCGTTGTCTGGGAACGCTTTGTTCAATTTGCCGTGCTTGCTGGGTGTGTTGAATTACCAGGATGGGAAGAAAATCCCTTACCATGGATCCAATGTGAAAGTTTTGCACCCCCACTTGAGATGATTGATCCCAATAAAGACATCTCAGCTGAGAAAGAAGAAATCCGAGCAGGTCTAAAGACACGACGCATGGCACTTGCTGAGCGTGGTTTTGATATTGATACCATTCATGCAGAGTTGGAAGAAGAGCAAAAAGACGCAAAAGCACGGGGATTATCATTCGACACAGATGGTGAAAATCCTTCTGCCAATTTGAGTGACGTTGACGAACCGGATGAAAGTGATCTCAACAAAGAGTCGCATGAAGATGAAGAATAATATTGATATGCCCTTTTTGGTCTCACGACTTTTTAATGTACCGCATATGCTTGTCCCTACAAAGTTTGATGTCATTCTCAACGCTATGACACCACGTCTTTTTGAGGGAGATAAATTTCCCCCTGGAGCATTTTCTCAAGAGGATCCTATCTTGCAAACTCCCCCAGAGACTTATGTGGTTAAAAATCATGTGGCTATTCTTCCGGTTCATGGCACGCTTGTACGTCGTGGTGCATGGCTTAGTGCTGCGTCAGGATTAACCTCTTACAATGGTTTGCAGGCCTCTTTTCAAGAAGCCATTGAGCAACCTGATGTTCATGCAATTCTATTGGATATTGATAGTGGTGGCGGCGAAGCAGGTGGTGTTTTTGATTTAGTTGACGAATTTCGTGCGCTTTCACAACAATATAACAAACCCATTTGGGCACATGCTAATGAAGTGGCGTGTTCAGCAGCTTATGCCATTGCTTGTGCGGCTTCTCAAATCTGGGTTGCACGCACAGGAATTGTTGGATCCATTGGGGTTGTATGTGCTCACCTTGATCAGTCGCGTGCTGATGAAATGGACGGATATAAATGGACTTTTGTCTATGAAGGGGATCACAAAGTTCACGGAAATCCTCATGAGCCATTGCCTGATAAAGCCCTTGAAAAGATGCAAGCAGATTGTGCGCTTCTCTACGACATGTTTGTCGATTTAGTTGCACAAAACAGACCTACGAGTGCTCAAGCGATCCGCGACACGAAAGCAGAGACATTTATAGGCACCCAGGCTGTAGAGCTTGGGTTAGCAGATGCGCAAGGCACATTTGCACAAGCTTTGGAAGCTCTAACCGCTTCCATTCAATAATCCTGAATATGAAATCAAACGAAGGAATTAAATATATGGTGAATCTATTACGTACAAGATATCGCGCCAAAGATGATGGTGAGCTTTCCGCACAATTGCCTGCAGGAGAGGAAAGCGAAAAGATTGAAGTTTCTGCAGAAGTAAGCACTGTCGACATTGGTGTTAACGCTGAGGTCTTTAATGAAGACAAGGATGCAGTTATTCAAGCGGCACTTGAACAAGAAAGAAAGCGTGCTCAGAGCTTTATGACTCTGGAAAAGCAAGCTCAGCGTCTAGGTGTTTCTTTTAATGCCGCACAAGCTATTCAAGATGGTATGAGCTTAGAGGAAGCAAAGAGCATTATTCTAGCTAATGCTACCTCACAAAGCGAATCCTTAGTTGTATCGCCTTATGCACCCCATCCGGAAGGAAATACTCAGGCAAATATTTATGCAAAATGGGATAAAGTTTGGAGAACAATACAATGAGTAAAGTTTTTTATGAAGGCCCTCGTGATAGCGCTTATCTTGGGCATTATAACCCTGACATGTCAAACGAGGAAGTAATCTTTGCAAAAGGATCTGAAATCGCAGCAGGAACCGTCATGGGAATGGTGACCACAACGGGCAAATATGTGCCGTTTAATCCCGATGCATTAGATGGCAGTGAAATTCCAGCGGGCATTTCTTATGCCAATGTTGATGTCTCACAAAGCGATCAACGAGCAACGATTACAGTGCGTTTATGCACGGTAAAAGCATCTGAACTGATATGGCCTGAAAAAATTGATGACAAGAAAAAGGAAGAAGCCATTCAGATCTTAGAAAAAAATAACATTCTATTGCGATAGGAGACATACAAATATGGATATAAGTTTTTTTAATCACAACGCATTCTCAATGGCAACAATGATGAAAGCGATTGAGAATTACGCGTTTAAACCTGATCTGATTGGTTCACTTAACCTTTTTGAGGAAGTTGAGACAAACAAGACAACAGTTGGCATTGAGAGACGTGACAACAAATTATCACTCATTCCAACAAGTGAACGCGGCTCACCTTTAATAGAAGCAGGTAGAGATAGTCGCAACGTTCGGTTTTTTCCAACAACACGTATTGCTAAAAGCGACACAATAAAGGCGGAAGAAATTCAAGACCGGCGAGAGTTTGGTACAGAAGACCAGCTTGAAACAGCGATGAAATTTATCGCTAAAAGGCAAAAGAATCTGATTGGGGAAATTGAACTGACCTGGGAAAATATGCAGCTTGGAGCTATTCAAGGTATTGTTCTCGATGCTGATGGATCAGTGCTTTATGATTGGTATAAGGAATGGGGGATCACACCACCAGAGCCTATTGATTTTAAACTAAATGAGGACACAACCGATGTTTCTTATATGGTTAATCAAATTCGCATCAAGATGGTTAAAGCTTCAGGCAATACATTTTCCACTCGTTCACGAATTATTGGGTTTTGTGGAGATGAATTCTTTTTCAAGTTAAAAAATCACAAAACAATTCGTGAAACTTATCTCAACACATCTTTAGCACAAACATTAAATAGTACAGCAGGTATCGCAACGCCTGGAGCTATTGAATTAGGAAGCTTTGGAAGTTTTGATTTCGCTGGTGCGACGTTTATTAATTACTGCAACATTCATGATTATAATATGAATACTAAATCCAAGACAAAACGAAGCATAGGTATTAAGCCTGATGAATGTCAATTCGTTCCTGTTAATGTGCCTGGTGTATTCCAAAAAACATTTGCTCCGGGTGAAAGTTGGAAGGTTGTTAATACGATAGGCAAACCTCTTTATCCTACACTTGTTATAGATCGCGATAATGACGCGTGGGTGAGGGCTGAAGTATACAGTTACCCACTCTTCATTTGCGCGCGTCCTGAAATGCTTTTCAAAGCAGTAGTGAAAGCACAATAAAATGCAATGGCATGGGCTGCTCAGTCAAATGATTGAAGATGTACGTGACACTTTTGGGCAGCCCGTGATCTATACACGAAAGAAAACAGGACAATCTCTTCATATCACAGCTATTTATAGCATTAAGCATGCAGAGCAAGAAGCTGGGGGAAAAGTCAAAACAACTATCCCAAGGAAAGAACTTGATGTTTGCATCAATGATATTGGAGGCGTGCTTCCTGAACTAGGAGATCGTATTGTTCTGCTTGCTTCTCAAGAGAATTTTACTGTCGCAAATGTACAAGCATCAGAATCAAATATGTATAAGCTTATCCTGCGTGAGGAATCTGTATTTAATGTGAAGTAAAATATTTTTATTACTCTCTCATCTTCACAGGTGGAGAGATAATTAACATTGTGGTTTAATTCCTTTTTTGCGTTTGGTTTTAGCAACCACTTGCTTTTGTTAAGATTTCACCCATACGCGTACGCCAGTTTTTACCTTGTTCCTTAAAAGAGGCAATAACTTTGGGGTCAAGACGTAGAGTAATCGCTTGTTTGGGAGATTTAACTGGTGGGCGTCCACGCTTACGACGCTCTTCTGTTACATATTTAAAGAAGGAGGTAGGTAAAATTTCTTTAGCTGGTTTTAAGCGTGCAAGCTCTTCGTCTGTAAGTGGTGGCGAATCCACTGCATCCCAATCTTCTTTTGTGTAGCCACATCCTTCTTTAAAGGTTTTTTGATAGTCATTAAAAACCTCTCTTTCTTTCTTATTTGCTTGACGAAAACTGATAATAGACATTGCTTCAATACCCAGTTTTGCAAAAATAATAACTGCTGTGTTATCAGCAAAATGTCCAATAGCTTTCATGCGGTTTGAATGTGTTGCATCAATAAAGGCGTGCTCCCAGTCAAAATAAATAACATCTGCAAAATCAAGCTTATGTTTATCAATGTTCGAAACTCTTTTTGGTTCATCCCACACTATCTTCATATATTTTATGTACACTTAAAATATGATATCGTCAACAAAAAAGTGTACTTTAATTCACATAGAGCTATAAAAAAAGAACTACAGTTTAGAAGAAATATATCTATTTAAGCTTACACCATTTTCAGCAGCTTGAATTGCCAATTGTCTGTGGAGTTCTGGTGGTATTCTTAATTGAAATTTGCCACTATATTTTACATGTGACAAAGGTATAGGAACATCCTCTCCACTGCGTTGCATGTCCTCAACAACTTCTGTAACGAGGTTCATAATACCCTTTAAAGCACTCTCTGCTTTAACATCTAACCATGAAAGAGAAGGAAATTCAGCGCATAAACCAACATATTCCTCATCTTCTTGCGACCACAAAACACGATACGTATAATGATTATTGTTCATGCTTTATCCTTTCTATCGCTTGTAAGATTTGTTTGACTTGATAAGCTTTTGCTTTGTTACCAGAACTTTTTTGAATATTCACACGAGGATCTCCAAACCACGGGGTTTTAAAAACAAAATGGCTTGAACCATTGTTTCGCGGTTCTCCAAAGAAATGTCTACATACAGCCAACAAATCTGAAAACTTTATGTTTTTTGGTGATGTTTTCATCAAGCTGACTATTTTTTCAATTTTATGACTCATAATTTTATATATAATATCATTATTGATACTAGTAAATGCTTTTCATAGTTTTCAACTGAGATTGCCTAAAAAGGAGATCGATTCTTCAATCATAAATCAAGTTCAGAATGAGAACCAAGACGTACCAAAACCAATCTATCCTGATTGATTAAACGATAAATCAATACCAAATCAGGTCGAATATGGCAGTCTCTGTAATCACTCCAATTTCCGGTTAATGCATGATCACGATGCCGCGGTTCTAACGGTTGGTCATTGGCTAATGCTTCAATAATTTTGCGCAAATCACTCTCTAAAAGGTGGCGATGCCTTCCTTTCATTTCACGCTTGAAATCACGTTTAAAAACAGCAGTACGCTCAATCGTCCGCATACAAATCATCAAATAATTCGTCTACTGAATCAAACTTTTTTAAACCACCTGTTTCGAGTTCAGCAAAAGCTTCTAATGTTTTTGCATTAGGTTGAAACAACACTGATGGAATAGCTTTATCTTGCGCGATACGGGTCATCAATACTCTAACCACATCACTTACTGACAAACCCGACGCTTGAATGACCTGACTAGCTGCATTCTGAATATCTTCTGGAACACGTGCTTGAACCATACGACTAGTAACCATAATAGTCTCTCCTACCTCATTTGTACTGCACTGTAATACAATATAATACAATTGATGTTTAATTTCAAACACAGCGTTGTCTTGTTATTTTAACAGAAAGTACTTTTACCTATTGACAATATAACAGGATTTAAGATGCATCCACGAGATACATTAAGAGAGACGTTTGTTGAGTTGATCAAATCTGGCAAGACATCGGCTGGTGATGAAGTTTACAATATGCGAGACTTTAATTTCTCTACTGGAGATCACCCATTTGTTAATGTGTCGACCCCAAACGAAACAATAGAAGATGGGCACGATTATGGGGCAAGACGTCGTGTTTTAACGGTTGATGTTGAATGCTATGACACAAGAGAAAATGGAGCGCGTTTTGTTGATCAATTAGCTTGGGAAATTGAAGCGATTTTCCATAGTAATCCCAGTCTTAACAACACAGTTGAAAACTGTCGCTTACAAAACATTGCCATGGCCTTTGGTGATAATGGCTCCTTAGCATTGCATGGTTCTATTTTAACATTTGAAGTCACTTATGTAACCAATATCCCTTCTGAAGAAGAAGATGCTGCCTTTTTTGAGCCTTGTGTAGGCTTTGATCCCGATACAGGCCCTAACAATGAGGATAAATATCAAACTGTTGGAAACTCCCCATGTTAGAGCGACGTGATAGCGAAATTACAGATTTAAAAAGGCGTGTGGCCAATATGGTTATGGTAGGCAAAATTAGCCACGTTGATCATAAAAACGCACGCTATCGTGTTCAAAGCGGGAATATTGTAAGCGATTGGATTCCAGATACACAGGCTCGTGCAGGAAAGACCCGTTCCTATGAAGGGCGTGATGTGGGTGAGCAAGTTATTATCCTTTCCACATCAGGTGATTTATCGCAAGGGATGATTATTGGCTCTATTCATACAGATGCCAATCAAGCAGCTGATAAGGGCAATATTCATAAAACCATATACCCTGATGGCACAACGGTTGAATATGATGATGAGACAAGCACTTACTCATTGACGATTAAGTCGGAAGGAAAATTCATTTTAACGATATCCGATGGCGTTTCAATGAAAGGTGAAGGAGGTGAATTAGAAATCACCGCTCCAGATGGCATAAAGATTATTTCAGAAAGTGATATGACTTTAAAAGCAGATGGAAACATGACACTGGAGGCAGAGGGAGATGTTGCTATCAAATCAAGTGATGGGGTTTCTCTTGAGTCAGGCAGTCATATGTCCCTTAAATCAAGTAGTAGCACCTCTCTCAAAGCGGGTGGCGAGGTATCTGTTAAGTCAAGTGGGTTAAAGCATAATAGTGTTAACGTCGGAAGTGGCCATAAACACCCTGGTGTGACATCTGGTAGTGCTATGACGGGAGGCCCCATTTGAGTGTAGGAATGAATTGTGAAACAGGCAAATCCATGGTCGGAGTTGATCACTTGCGTCAGTCCATCATGGATATTTTAACGACACGGATAGGAACACGGGTCATGCGTCGTGATTATGGATCACGTGTTCTTGATCTGATTGATGATCCGGTCAATGAAGCCTTTAAGGTTGCCATTTATGCAGCTGTTGCAGAGGCTTTAGATAGATGGGAGCCTCGTTTGAAGCTTCAACAAGTGAATTTAACTTCTGTTGAGCCGGGAAAAGTTTCCATGTCCTTTGAAGGAATTTACGTCCCTTCAGGAAAGCCAATCACTATGGAAGGATTGCAGATAGGATGAATGAGGATTTTATAAAACCAGAAATCATTCCAGAGCTTTCTATTGAAGAAATACGTGCTGCTTGTCTTGAGAGTTTAAAACAGCTGTTACCCAATTACACACCTTTGGAAAGTGATCCAGCGGTTAAAATCATTGAGGTTGCAAGTTACAGAGAGTTTTTATTAAGGCAGCGTATTAATGAGGCTGCACGCAACACCGTTCTTGACTTTGCAAAGGGGGAAGCTCTTGATGCTTTGGGGCAATGGCATGGCGTTGAACGCTTAGAAGGTGAAAGCGATGACAGCTATCGTGAACGCATTAAGCTTCGTGTACGGGCTGGTAAAGGGGGTGGAACAGAGCCTTATTATAGGTATTTCGCCTTATCAGCAGATAATCGTGTGAAGGATGCGGTCATTTATCGAAAAGGAAGAAATCCTACCATTCACGTGGCTATTTTTGGCAAGAATGAACAAGGAACAGCGAGTGAGGAATTGTTACAAAGAGTCAAAGAAGTGCTGACGGATAAAAGCGTGATTATGACCAATGATACCATTGAAGTTCACGCTGCAGTGACAAAGGTTTTAGATTTAGAAGCAGATGTTTGGCTCTTACCTGAAATTTCTTTAGAAATCTTAACCCAAATGGAGGCAAATTTACGGGCAGCTTGGAAGAAAGAGCAAGCCCTTGGTCGTGAGTTGAGTTCATCATGGTGGATTTCAAAACTGATGATCCCTGGTGTACAGAAAGTCATTGCTGTTAATCCAACAAATGATATTGCCGTCTCCAGTGAAGAGGTTTTAGCCATTGGTAAAGTGACGCTCAACTTCAAAGGGCGTCTATAGTAATGCTTGGGTGCTTACTGCCGACAAACACAACACAATTTGAAAAACGCCTTGCAGATGCTTGTGACTTTCATAAAAGCATTGAAGATTCAATCAATTTTATCTCTCGTGCAAAGCTTGATATCATAGACCCAAGCTTCTTGCCATGGTTGGTTGAAGAATATGGACTTGGAGAACTGACATCTTATGTTCCAGATCTCTCTGTTTTGCTTGAAACGGGACCGAGCTGGCAGCGGGTACGTGGATCTCTAAAAGCTATCGATAAAGGGCTTGAATGGTTAGATCTGAATGCACAGTTCGTAAAGGCATGGCCAGAGCGAAAATGGTGGAATTCATTTCAGCTTTATTTTGATCAATTGCCTGACACAGACAAACTTAAAGCCATTGAAGGGATCGTCAAGCTTTCTGAATGTTTACGTTCTGATTTTTGGCGTGGTATTCATGGTTATGATGCTCCCATTGTAGAAGGGAATATATCTCGCTTAGATGACAGCATGTTTGACTCTCAAAGCGGTGTGTGCGTGACAGAAAGCGGCACAGTATTTTCCTTTGGGCGTTCTACAGAAATAAGCCTCACTTTAACTGAAGAAGACGGAAAGCTCATTGGCAATTGGATTGACGATCAAGAAGAGCTTGTTTGGGAAGGTTTAGATTATCCATGGGATGTGATGGACTTCCCTTGGGTGTCAGTGGGGAAAAACGAGCGTGACATACTCATGGCGGGTTGGTTTAAAGGTCGCACTCTTTATCTGGCTTTAAGAGACGACGACGATAAGTTGATTGGTTATCGAAGATGTAACATTGTTCAACAGGTGAAAAGTGACTTAAACGGGGTTTACAGTTATTCAGACAGTCGACTTGAGCCTTCTACACAAGGTACACAGTTTTTGACTGCAGCACGAACGCAGTTTCATGATGTCGATGATAAACAGGTAGCGTCTACTTCTGTCCTTGTTCATGCAACCCCTGCAAAGCTTATTCCCTTTGGAAGACTGTGGTTAGAGCCAGATGGGCTTATTGATGGCGTGGAGATTCTTAAAACCCCTGTTTCTCTATCTTTACGTAAAGATGTTCGTGAACAATTCAAAATTTTATTGAGGTTTTAATATGGAGCATGAAAGCGGTTTACCGTTTGCAATTGACCGATCTGTAGGCAAAGACGAGCAACAAAGTGTTGTATTCTATGGAGAGCGTTCCTTTATTCAAAGTGCAGAACTCAATGAAGTTCAAACCATTATTCGTGGTCGTCATGATCGTTTAGGAAGACTTGTGGCCAAAGAAGGTGACCGTATTGAGCGTGCCGATGCTTTCGTTGATCAAAGCACTCAAAAAGTTACTTTGACAGAAGGAAAAATCTTTATTGCAGGGGATATCTTCCCTGTATCAGAAACCGTTTTAAACAATGTCCCCATGCTTGGACGTGTAGAGATCGGTGTAAAGCTTCAAAAAAAGTGGATAACCCATGAAGATGATCCACAGTTATTAGGCCAAATTCCAGGCACATTGGCAGAAGGTGAGCCAGGAGCGGCAAGAGAAACAGCAAAACTTGTATGGGCTTTGGAAAATGACAAGCAAGAAGGTGTTTTCTTCCCTGTCTATGTCTTACAAGATGGCACTTTGATTGATCAAAAGCCCCCTTCATTGTTAGAACCTGCTTTGCAAGCTATTGCAACTTATGACCGTGCTCATGGGCATTATATTGTCAATGGTTGTCGGGTGACAGCCTTAGGACAAAATGATGGCAAACAAATATTTAGTATAGAAGAAGGTGAAGCCAATATTAATGGCTTTAAACATAAACGCCTTGCTGCTTTAAGGCATGAAGAGCCAGAAGACTATTGTGAAGGCATAGTGCCAAGTGAAACACATCTCTTTACATCCAAGAAAGCCAAGGCAACTAAATCCGAGAAGACAAGCTTTACGTTTGAAACTTATTATTTTCCCATCGCAACTGTTCACTCTATTTTACTCACAAAAGAAAAGACCACTAATGTCACCCGCGGTGGCGTAGCCTCAGGACGTGATGGGGTTCCCGATAAAAGTGTTGTGAGTTTTATAAAGGTCGTTCAAGGGGATAAGGAATTTAAAGAAGGCGTAGACTTTAAAAAGACGGGTGATACGATTGACTGGTCTCTATCTGGCGATGAACCTAAACCAGGTAGCACTTATGAGGTCACCTATCACTATCGTGCAAAGGTGAATGCTGATAAAATTACAGCGCGGGAAATTACTGTCACGGATGGTGCTGAAGGTGGAGATATTATTGTCAGTTACACCTACAAACTGCCTCGTATTGACCGCATAGGCTTAAATGCTCAAGGGAATGTGGTTTATATTCAAGGGATTTCAGCAGACAATCCTATAGCACCTAGTGTTCCTGATGATATCTTATCGCTTGCAACGATCACAAATAATTGGCTTGATTATCCACGTGTCGATAATAATGGCACACGTGTTGCCCCTTATGCTGAAATGTGGCGCTATTTTAACCGTGTTCTCGATCTTGATCGGTTATTACAGCTTGAAAAGATTAAGAGCAATGTTGATTCAAAAGAACCTGTCTCCAAAAAAGGGATGATTGCCGATCCTTTTCTTGATGACAGTCTTCGTGATGAAGGAATAGAACAAACAGGTGCAATAGGTCATGGCTTATTACGCCTTGCTATTGAGCCTACATTTTACTACGCTCCCTTAAATGAGCCTGTCACCCTCGATTGGGAGAATGAAGTCATCATTGCGCAAGAGTTGATGACTGCTTGCGAGAAAATCAATCCTTATCAGAACTTTGATCCATTGCCAGGCACACTTGCCCTCACCCCTGCAACGGATTTCTGGCGTGTTCAACGTACAGATTGGCTTTCAGGCGTGACAAATGAACTGTCTATGGGCAGCCGTCCTGGGGGTGGGCGTCAAACAGAAACGAAGGATGAACTGGTCAGTACACATCAAGAGCAAATTGATTTCTTAAGACAAATTGATCTCAATTTTAAAATTGAAGGCTTTGGTAAAGGAGAGGTTTTAGAAAGTCTGACATTTGATGGCGTTAGTGTTTTACCAAAAGAAACACTTACGGCTAATCCTCAAGGCATTATTGAAGGGAAGTTTAAAATTCCTAAAGACATCACAGCAGGAACAAAAAACGTCATTGCTGTTGGTAAAGGAAAAACAACGGCTACAGGTTTGTTTACGGGGCAAGGTACAATTGATGTGCAGGTTATGCGGCGTGTAACAACAGTGCGTGTATGGAAGAAATCTGATCCGCAAGCTCAAGTCTTTACGCCTGATGAAACGCGGCAAATAACAGGTATTGATTTCCATATTTGCAAGATTGGCAATCGTGCGCATGATTTGATGGTAGATCTCGTTACAACAGACAACGGCTATCCTACAGCGGACATTCAAGCACAAGCTCTCTATTCAATGAAAGAGGCTGAAACAGGATGGGCTGCAGCACGCTATAGTGTTCCATTGACCGTGCTTAATGATCGTTTAACAGCCTTTGTCATTAAAACGGATGATGGTGATCATTCTGTTTCATTAGCAAAACTTGGAGATTTTGATGAAGAAAACCAAAGATATGTCTCCAGTCATCCTTATATCACAGGGCCTCGTTTTTCTTCTGTGAATGCGCAAACATGGACAGCTCATCAAGATGAGGCCTTAGCATTTCGTGTACTTGCTGCTCGTTATACACAAACAGAAAAAACTGTCGATTTAGGTGAGTTTGATCTTAAAGAGTGTTCTGATTTGCAGGTGCGTGCAGCGATTGAATTGCCCTCCAGTGAATGTTCTGTCATCTTTGAAATTGAACGCAACAACGGTACAATTTATCAACTCTTACCGTTCCAATTGCTCAGTTTAACGGAATATATCAGTGAAAAAGTCCAGTTACGAGCCATTTTAAAAGGGACAGAGAAGCTTTCACCAGTATTGTTTGCTCCCATTGAATTGATTGCGGGCAAGATTAGAAAAGAAGCAACCTATGTCACACGTGCTTTTTCCTTTGGAGAAAAGTCGAGGCTAACCAGTTATATTAAAACTTTTTTACCAGGCGGTTCGACCTTTAAAATGGAGATCCAGCTGGATGATGGGGATTTTGCTTCCTTAAAATTAGAAGACACAGAACAACTCGCACAGCCACTTTGGACAGAACGCAAATTTGTCAGTGAAGACAAAACAGCTGAGCAAGCACGTTTGAAACTGACATTGACTGGCGGTCCTGCAGCACGTTCCATGGCAAGTGACTTTGGTGCGGGAATTATGTGACAGGAGTACTATCATGGCGAAAACAGAGAAGTTAGGAATGGAATTACCTCAAGAAGGTCGCTTTATCAGTGCTGAATTTCCTCTTTTACGTAAAAACCTAACCATCATTGATCAAGCCGTTTCTGATCTTGATGAAAAGGTGGATGAGAAAGCTCCTTTACAGCACACTCATGAGATAAATGAAGTCAGTGGGCTTGAAGATACATTGAATGGTAAAATGGAGATAGATAAGACCTTTGCCTTGGTCGATTTGACTGATATCGAAGGTGCCAATGATGCAGCTGAAACCCACGTTTTATATAAAACAGGTGAGGATCACTTTGCCTTTGGCACTGCTCAATCACTCGTAGGAGAACACCAGCATGACGTTAAAGATATTACAGGTCTTGAAGAGTATGTAGCAACCGTTAATGTAGATTTGAAAGATTATGGGTGTTTGTCGGGTGAAAATGAGTGGAAAGATACGAACGTTTTTAAAGGTAAAGTCAGTATTGAAAAAGACATTGAATTAGCTGAAACCTCTTCTTTAACTTTGAAACAAAGTGATAAAGTGGTGACAAATTTAAGCACAACTGGAACCTTGCTTAAAGGGCCTCTTAAGGTTGATGGCAAACCCGTTTACACCAAACTGCAAGCCGATAAAGCTATATCGGAAGAAATAGAAAAATTAAAACAGTCTTTGACTGATGAGAGCTCGAGTTGCTCTGTTATCATCAATAAGTTCGTTCATTGGCCAGAGCTTGCTGATGCAGAATTAGTCTACACGCAAAGTGGGAGGATTGAGTGGCCAGATTGGATAACCGATGAAGCCGTGGTTGAAATCCAAGCATGGGGCGGCGGCGGTGGCGGTGGCGGTGGGGGAGGTAACATAAAATATTTCGGTGGCGGTGGCGGTGGCGGTGGCTGCTCAGTATGGTATGGCCCTAAAAAACATTTGAATGGACATGAAGATTTCGTCATTGGTAAAGGGGGAGCTTTTACAAAAGATAAAAATGGGCCAGGCAAGGTTGGAGGGACAACAACTGTCGGAAAAAATTTATTGAAGCTGCAGGTGGTGGCGGTGGTAAAGGGGCTTCTGACTCTGCTTCGGGACAAGGTGGTCCTGGAGGAGCTGGAAAAACCGTTACCGAATTAATGGACAGTCGTCCAGGTCTTGCCAAAGGTGGCAATGGTAGTCCTGGAACGCAAGGCATGGCTGAATTAAGAAGTGGTCATGGTGGCAATGCCGGAGGGGATACATCAAGGGGTGGCTGTGAAGGGACGGGTTCTGGGCGCTATTTTTCAGGTAAACCTGGTCGTGGATTTGGTGGTGGCGGTGCGGGTGCTCATTGGACTGGTTATCCCAGCGGTCCTGGAGCTAATGGTGCTGTCCTTATAAGAATATGGAAAAAACCATATGAAAAAGATAAGTGAATCTAAGTTATGAGACTTTCAGTACTTTAATGCGACAGGAGTACTATCATGGCAAAAACAAAGAAGTTAGCAATGGAATTACCCAAAGAAGGCCGTTTTATTAGTGCTGAATTTCCTATTACACGTGAAGATCTGATAATTATTGATCAGGCGGTGTCTGATCTTGACGAAAAAGCGGATGGCAAAGCACCTTCACAGCACTCTCATACCATAGACCATGTGTCAGAACTTGAAGATACACTAAGTGGTAAGATGGCTGCAGATAAGACTTTTGCTCTGGTTGATTTAACTGATGTTAAGGGTGCCAACGATGCAGCTGAAAATCATGTTTTATATAAATCAGGTGAGGATCGCTTTGCTTTTGGTGATCCGACATCACTCTTCTATCCGCACCAGCATAAGGCTGAAGATATTATAGATATTGGAAAGTATATAGAAAGCATCAATTTAAATCCACAAGGTTATGGGCGTTTGTCAGGTAAAAACGAATGGGAAGATACGAATGTTTTCAAAGGAAAAGTTAGTATTGAGGAAACTATTGAATTAACTGAAACCTCGTCTTTAACATTGAAACAAAATGATAAAGTGGTGACAAATTTAAGCATAACTGGAAGCTTGCTTAAAGGACCTCTCAAGATTGATGATGAACCTGTTTACACAAAAACGCAATTGGATGAAGCTATGTCAAAAGAAATCGAAAAACTGAAACAATCTTTGACTGATGAAAGCACAGATTGCTCTAAGCTTGCTGATGCTGAATTACTTATTACACAAAGCGGGAAGATTCAGTGGCCAGATTGGGTCACCGATAAAACCAAAGTTGAGATCCAAGCATGGGGCGGCGGCGGTGGTGGGGGTGCAAATAATAATGATTCTCCAGGTGGAGGTGGAGGTGGCAGCGGTTGCATGGTGTGGTATGGCTATAAGTCAAGTCTAAATGGACATGACAATATCATCATTGGTGGTGGTTCTGGAGGATACACAATTATAGGCAATAATTTTATTACAATGGCAGGTGGTGGCCGCGGTTTTTACCCCGATCCAAAGAGTGGAGGAAGTGGTGGATATGGAAGTCTAGGAGGAAACTTTGGTTTGGTAACTGATGAACGCCCCGGTCTTATTAAGGGTTGTAATGGTTATAGCGGAGGGCATGGAGAATATAAACAAAGAAGTGGCTTTGGTGGTGATGCGGGCAATGCCATAAAAGGAGCTACTGGAGCACAGGGCACAGGTATATATTTATCAGGAGCTGGAGGAGTAGGTTATGGTGGTGGTGGCGCTGGTGCTAGGGGAGGTAATGGTTTTGGTGGTAATGGAGCCCATGGTGCTGTCCTTATAAGACTATGGAAAAATTAATTAACGTTCTAAAGATTTTTACAAAGGAGTTTTTATGCAATATGCAGTTGTTGAAAATGGTGTGGTAACTAACATTATTGTTGCATCAGAGGATTATGTTTATCCGTTTGAAGGGGAAGCCATTGCTTCAAATGAAGCACAAATTGGTTGGACTTATAAAGATGGACACTTCTATCCTCTTGTTGAGGAAGAAAAAAACGACTTATCTCTCACTGAAACAACACAACCGGAGTCATCTGTAGAGTCTGTGAAGTAAATCGTATGAAAGAATAAATTCACCTAGGCTATAAGACTTTCAAGAGGAATATTAAATTGTTGGTGCAAATTTTTAATCATACGCAGAGTTAATTTTCTTTTGCCATTTAATATTTCATAAACACGATTTAAACGGCCAATTGCAGGGACTAAATCTTTAGCACTCAAGTTCATTTGTTCCATTCTAAATTTAATTGCTTCAATTGGATGAGGAGGAGAAACAGGAAAATGTTCCGCTTCATAAGCCTCAATTAACAAAACAAGGATCTCCATTTTATCAAATTCTGGAGTATTCATTTCAGGTTGATTGTCAAACATTGCAGATACAATTTCTAATGCTTTTTGATAATCTTCTTCAGTGCGAATGGGTTTAATATTCATTGCTAAAACTCCTTTAATTCTACAGTATTGGCATCAATAGTATCGTATTGTTTATGTGTTCCTATGAACTTTATATAAAGCCAACCTGCTGGATAAAAGATTGATACAATTAAGCGATAGTTATTGCCTTTAATATTAAAAACAACGCGATTATTTTTTAGTATACTCGCGCTTTTATATTTCTCTTTAATATCATGAGGAGAACGCCACTGCGCATTTTTTGCTTCATCTACCCACGCTTTTAAAGGTTGCTCAGCATCAGGATGTTGCACCCAAAAAGTTTGAAGTGTGGAAACTTTAATAATCTTCATAAGGATATCCTGACTTTTTATTGAGAATAGTACCATTTTGGGACTAAGTCAAGATCTTTTAGTAATTTCCCCAAGGCCAAATAGATTTATTTGGCCTTTATTTTTTATCAGCCAATCATTAAAGGAGCACCAAGAATGGCATCAGGATTTTTACACGGTGTTGAAGTCATCGAGAATGACGATGGCACACGCCCTATTGCGCCAATTCAATCAGCAGTTATAGGCATTGTAGGTACAGCACCTAATGCAGATGAGGATATCTTTCCTCTTAATACACCGGTTTTAATATCGGGATCTCGTTCCAAAGCAGCTAAACTCGATAAATACAACACAGGTCAAGGTACACTGCCCAATGCTGTTGATCTGATTTTCAAACAAGCAGGTGCCATTGTTGTTGTGGTGCGCGTAGAAGAAAGCAGAGATGAAAACAAAACATTGACGAATGTTTTAGGTGGTGTCAATGCCAATGGTTCTTACGAAGGTGTCCATGCTTTAATAGGAGCACAATCCATCGTTGGGCAAACGCCACGCATTCTGATTGCTCCTGGTTTTACTCACAAACGCGATGCTGGTGTGTCTGCTATAAGTGTCACAAACGGAGGCAGTGGTTACACTAAGGCTACTGTTACAATAGAAGGCAATGCCAAGGCAAAAGCCAGTGTTTGGGGCGAACAAGTAAAATCCATTAGAGTTGATTATGCTGGCAGTGGTTATGAAGAAGCCCCTCGTGTTACCATTGAAGGTGATGGAGAAGGTGCCACAGCCGAAGCGACAATCAAAAAAATGTCTAATCCCGTAGCAGCAGAGCTAATTGGCATTGCTGAGCGTTTACGCGCTATTGTGGTGATTGATGGACCCAACACAACGGATGAAGAAGCAATCTCAACGAGAGGAGATTTTAATTCCAAACGTGCCATCATAGCTGACCCATTTGTAAGTGTTTTGCGTAATGGAAAGATTTCACAAGAACCAGCAAGTTCAGTAGTTGCTGGTATTATTGCTAAAACAGATTTTACTCACGGTTTTTGGCACTCCCCTTCAAATAAAATAATCAATGGCATTAGTGGTACAGCACGCCCCATTGATTTTGCCATTGGTGACAGTTCTAGTCGTGCTAATCTGCTTAATGAAAAACATATCACAACAATCATTCGTGAGAATGGTTATCGCTTATGGGGTAATCGTACACTTTCATCAGATCCAAAGTTTGCTTTTATATCCGTGGTGAGAACTGCAGATATGATTAACGATGCCATTTTACGTGGGCATATGTGGGCAGTCGATCGAAACATCACAAAAACTTATCTGAGCGATGTGAGTGAAAGCGTCAATGCTTATTTACGTGACTTGAAAGCACAAGGCGCCATTATTGGAGGGCGTTGTTATCCCGATCTAGAGCTTAATACACCAAGCGCCATTGAAAGTGGACAAGTCTATTTCAATGTCGAATTCCAACCAACTACGCCAGCAGAACGTATCACGTTTAGTTCGCGTATTGTCAATGACTATATAGAGGAGATCCTTTAATGATTGCACCCCCATTACCAAGAGCTTTGAAGTATTTTAACATTTACGTTGATGGGATTCCCTATCAAGAAAAATGTGACAGTGTTACTTTACCAAACTTAAACTTCGTTGTTGAAAGTTTTCGTGCAGGTGGCATGGATGCTCCCATTCCTATTGAGATGGGAATGGAAGAGCTCACACTTTCTATGACTGTTGCAGATTGTTCTAAAGAACTTTTAAGGCTTTTGGGTAAACCCAATATTGATATTTCTCTGCGTGGCTCAGCTCAAGCACAAGGCGCATCACCAGAAAGAATTGTAATCTCCATGCGTGGATTTTGCAAAGGCTATGAACCTGGCCAATGGCAGCCTGGTGCTAAGTCTACCACAACGATCAATTATACATTGAATTATTTCAAATATGTTCAAGGTGGAGATGAAATCGTTGAGATTGATATTCCCAACATGGTGAGAAAATTCGATGGTGTTGATCAGTTAAAAGAACATAGAGAAAATTTAGGATTATAAAATGACTACAAAACAAAATAATACTTATAAATTGCTTTTTCCTTTTACATTTGAAGAAGAAAATTATACCGAAATTACCTTCCGTCCCATCAAAACAAAAGACATAAAAGCCATTGATAAAAAGAAACAGGGCATTGATCAGGCAGCTGCTATGATCGCGCGTCTTTCTGGGTGGTCTTATGATGTTGTTGATGAACTGGACGCTCGTGACCTAGCAAATATTTCGGAAATTGTGGAGGATTTTACAGGGCGGCGGGATACCTAACTTGGGAAACTGCCGCTGAACTCATGGCCGATCTTGCTATCGTTTTTCATTGGTCCCTTCCAGAGATGATGGAAATGGAACCTCAAGAGCTCTGGTTTTGGCGCCATAAAGCTGCAGAAAGGTATAAGAAAAAATGAGTAAAACAGTTGCAGATGCTAAGGTGCGATTGACCCTTGAAGACAAGATAACCGCACCCATTAAACGTATTCAAAAACGTTTAACGGACTTATCAAATAAATTAAGATTTCCTCGCCTTATGGCTGCAACACGCAAAATGACAGCAAGCTTAAAAGGGGTCAGCAATGCTCTTGGTAGAGTAACTAACCGTGTTTCTATGTTATCAGGAGCATTGGGCCTTGCTGGTGGTGGTCTTGCTGCAAGCTTAACTGCAGTGACTATGAAAACCATGCATATGGGGGATAGTCTTCACCACGCATCGCGTCATTTAGGTATGAGCGTTAAAGATCTTCAGTTATGGGGTGATGCAGCGGATAATTCAGGTTATTCTGCTGAGAAATTCCAACAATCCCTGGCTGTTTTAAACAGGCGCTCAGCACAAGCTTTAGCTGGACAAAAAAGGGGAATTATGGGGTTTCAAGCACTTGGCATTTCTGTAAAAGATGCCTCTGGAAAGCTTAAATCAAACTCAGACTTGTTAGAAGAAATTACCGATAAGATGAGTAAGATAGACAACCAAGCACAAAGACAACATATTGCTGCCTTGCTTTTTGGTGGTGATGGTAAAGAAATGGCTGCCATGCTCTCACAAGGCATGGAACCTATCAAGGAGTTATTTGCAAAAGCAAAAAAGAGCGGATGGCTTATGGGGGCTGATGTTGCTCACTATGCTGCAGATTTAAGTGATAAGCTCGGGGCTTTTAAGAAAAAACTGGGTGGTGTTGCCACTTTTATTGGGGCACGGTTCATGCCGGTGATCAATGATATGATTGATGCCTTTTCAAAACTGATTGATGAAAACCGTGATCTTATTCAAATAACTGTCGCAAATTGGGCGAGGATTTTAAGAAAAGCTATACAGGATTTATGTGATCCTACTTCTGAATTAAGACAAAATATCACAAATGTTACAGAAAGTATTAAAGGCTGGTTTAAATGGTTAGAACCACTCACTGGTGAAATAACTCTTTTTAAAATAGGTCTTGCAGCCCTTGTGGCCTTCATTGTGGGGCCACTGGTTTCAGCACTTGCTGTGGTTGGTGCAGCGTTTGTTACATTTGGTACAACTATTGTTACCCTTATTATGGGGCCACTTATAACAGCGATTTACACACTTACTACAGCCTTTTTTACATTTGGTACAGCCATTATGACCACACCTGTTGGGTGGATAGCAGCAGCTATTATAGGGCTTATTGCAGCAGGGGTCGCACTTTATGTCTATTGGGATAAAGTCAAGAAAGTGCTTACTATAGCACTCAATAAGATTTGCGATGCTTTTGTTAAGCTGGGTGACTTCATTATGAAGTATACGCTTATCGGTTATGTAATTAATGGCATTAAGAAGCTTGTTGCAACAGCTGTTTGGCTTTACGAAAATTGGGATGAGGTCATGGCCTCCTGCGGGCGGTTATGGAGCTCTCTTGGGGAGACAATTAATCAATTTATTGAATGGTTTTCTAATCTCAGTTTGTTTGAGGCAGGTGCCAGCCTGATTACAGGTCTGTGGGATGGTATCAAAAGCGTATGGGATACTATGACACAATGGCTTTCTGGTGCAGTGCAAAAATTAATGGGTTGGATGCCTGATTTTGTTAAAGACAAGCTAGGATTTAACGTTACAGTTAGCAAAAATACTACCGAGAGTTTAAAGAATCTCACACAAGAGACAAAAACATACGCACAAAAGATTGTTCATTCAACTGTTGTTCCTAACATCCCTCCTGAGCAACGTTATTACACAGATGAGAGATATGTTAATGGTGAAGGTAGGCAACTTTCTGTGGAAGCATTTAAAACGCTTGAACCGATTATGGCACATAAGGAAAATAAGACGACTAATGTTGATGCATCTATTACGATTAGCGGTTTAAACATCAGTGGGGGCAGCGGTTCACCGCAAGATATTAGTGCTGCTATTAAAAAAGCTCTTGCAGATCAAGCTAGACAGCAACGTTTAGCAATTAACTCAAGTTTATCGGATTAAGCGTCATGATGTTAGCATTGGGGGATTTTATTTTTTCCGTTAACACAGCTGCCTATCAAGAACTTGAGATGACTTATGATGTTCCATGGGTAGAGCAAGGACGTCTGGGAAGTAAAGCAGCGTTTCAGTTGCCGGCCATTGCTAATGCCGAATATTCTTTATCAGGCGTGATTTATCCGAATTTTAAGGGTAGTTACGGTCAATTGGATAGATTGCGGAGCATGGCGCATGTAGGGCCACATTTGTTGGTAAGTGGAAAAGGCAAAATTTTCGGTAAATTTGTTATTCTTTCCCTAGATGAAAAACAGAGCTTTTTTCATAAAAACGGTGATCCACGCAAGCAAGAATTCACATTGCAACTAAGAGAATATGGTGGAGATGGGGGCATGTGGTGAGTGATATTTACGTTACCAAAGATGGCGATATGGTTGATGCCATTTGCTGGAGACACTATCCAAAGGGTCAGCAAGCACTGGCTGTTGAGCGTGTTTATGCAACCAACCACAGACTAGCAGATCTTGGACCCATTTTAAAAGCGGGGATCACAATTATTTTACCTTCCCTTCCTCATCCTCAAGCAACACCCGTCATTAGGCTCTGGGGCAGCAAACAATGAAACCTTTCTGCAGGGTGATGTCTAATGGTGAGGATGTCACAAAAGCTTTAATGGATTATGTTCTATCCATTGAAATAACCGATGAAGCAGAAGACAAAAGTGATCGGATCACCATAGAGCTCGATGATCGTGCGCGCATCAGTGATAATGGTTTTTTAGAGATCCCTTTAATTGGAACAGTTATTTCCATAACGCTTGGTTATGAAAATGGTAAAGCACGTGACATGGGATCCTATCTGATTGATGAAATATCTGTCAGCAGTCCACCACAAAGTTTAAGTGTGACAGGGCGTGCAGCTTCTATGAGCACGTCTTACCGAACTCCCAAAAGTCAATCTTATCATCAGATAACCTTGGGCAAGATTATTCAAGAGATAGCAACGCGCAATGGCTATATTCCCGAGGTTGATCCTTCTCTTGCAAAAATTGTCGTGCGTCACATTGATCAAACCGGTGAAAGCGACATGGCTTTTGCATCACGTCTTGCTGCAGAATATGACGCTGTAACAAAATCTATGGATAACAGACTTGTTCTGGCCAAACGTGGTGAAGGCAAGGCTATTACTGGAGAGATGCTCCCTGTGGTCACTATTCATGAAAGGATGTGTAGCTCTTGGGATTTTAAATATAATGCACGCGATGAAGCAGGTGAGGCCCAGGGCTTAACATCGGGTGAAGGGGATGATCAAAAAGCTGCATCAGCAGCACAAAACCCAGAGACCATTGAAGAGTATGATGAAGAAACATCCATTCATATGGATGAATCCCCTTTGCGTTCATTAGCTCGTTCAGAAAAAACACTTAAAAAGCAAGACAAAGTTGAAAAGCAAGAGGAAGAAAAGAAAGGAGGTGTGATAGCAACCTATCATGATTTACGCAGTGGTGAAAAGAAAGAGGTCAAAACCGGTCAAGCGCCTTTTCATGAATTAAAATATACCTACCACAATCAATCAGAAGCCGTTGCTGCTATTGCTGCTTATCGTAATAAATCATCACGGGGTAAAGCGACATTTTCGTGTGATATGGGTGGAGATCCGTTCATTCAAACTGAAATGAAGCTTATTCAAGCACCACCTTTCCGTCCTTACATTCCAGAGCAATGGCGCATTAAAAGTGTCAAACATCGGTTGGATACAGCGGGCGGTTATACAACAAGTATCGAGTGTGAACTGTTTAATGAAGCACAAGAAAATACAGCGCAAAATGTCATAAACACCACACCTGATAAAGATGACACAATAGATGATAACGCCCCGCCTCATGCTTATGATGAAGGTGAAGGTGTTATTCATATGGAAGGGGAAGATACATGACAGAGATTGTACAGAAATTACTCAGTGGTGACTGTAAGGCACGTACACAAGGTCTGGTTAAATCCTTAGCACAAGAGATTGGGTGTGAAGAAGCTGTCGTTGCTGCGATTATTTCTGTGGAGTCAGATGGTAAAGGTTTTGATGATGAACAGCGTGTAAAAGTCCTTTTTGAAAAACATCAGTTTTATAAGAATTTACCTCCTCATAAGCGTAAACAAGCTATTACAGAAGATCTTGCGAGAGAGAAGTGGATCAGCCCTAAAGATGGAGGATATAAAGAACAAAAAACAAACACTCAAGCTTTAAAGTTGCTCATTGCAGCTATGACCATTGATGAAGAAGCTGCCTTAAAATCTGCTTCTTATGGTGCTGGTCAAATTATGGGAAATAACTATGGTATCCTTGGTTGGAATAGTGTTCAAGATTTTGTCACCAGCATGTGTTCGTGTGAAGATGAACAAATAAGAGCGATGTTTTCCTTTTTTAAAGTTCGTGGTCTTGTTTCAAGTTTACGAGACAAAGATTTTGATGCCATTGCACGCGTTTACAATGGCAGTGGTATGGTTAAAGAATATGGCCGACGCATGCGCAATGCTTATTGTGATCTCTCAAAAAAATCAGCAGAGGTTAGTAATTCAGTTCGTGCCAATAGTTTACGACTAGGGTGTAAAGGCTACCGTGTTGAAGGATTACAAAAACGTCTCAATGATCTTGGTTATCCTGTTGCCATTGATAGTGATTATGGACCAGATACACGCAGTGCAATCTTTTCTTTTCAAGCTGATCATAATTTAGAGGTTGATGGTGTTGTTGGTGCAAAAACTCAAGAAGCGCTTGATATAGCCACGCCAATGATTAGTCCTCGCCGTTCTGGTGTAAGCATGGCCGATTTGAGAAAAAAGGGTACAAACATTATTAAAGATGCAGATAAAACTCAAACGGCGGGTTATGGTCTTGCTGCCACTTCAGCTCTCATGGGAGCAGAACAAATGGGAGCATTTGATAGTCTTAAACTCTCTATAGGAAAAATGAGTGCTCTTGTAGAGCCACTTGTTCATATTGGTAAAGCAATCTCAGATCATTGGTGGATAGCTGCTATTTTTATAGGATTGATTATTGTTCTCGTCTCAGATCGTGTCAAAAGAACTTATCTAAAAACTTACAAGAAAGGCAGAGCTATCTAAGTGCAAAAATACCTTACGATTATACTTGATGCATCTGCTGCTCTTTTCGAGATTTTGATGAATGTTTGTCAGATTGGAAAGAAAGTTGAACAGCACAAACAGACTGAGGAAGCTTTAAAGGCAGCAAAAACAAGGTTAAAAATAGAAGATGAGATTAACAAGAAACGTAATGATGATGTACGTGCTGCTCTTTCTGACTGGCTGCGCGACAAATAAACATGCTTCCTCTTGTCTTGGATGGTTGCCTATTTATTTAGACAGACAAGATCTCAATACGATCAGTCCAAACTTAGCACGAAACATTTTAAAACATAATCAGCATGGAAGACATCTATGTGGATGGAAGCATGTTGACACAAGTTCAAGCCGTTCCTGATACAAAATAAAACTGATCCTTTCCCCATTTTACAGGGGAAAGGTATGATTATATTCCTTTAAATTAAGCGGCTTTTGCAACAGGATCTTCTAAAACACGTTTAGCTTCTTCAACAAGTGTTTTATAATGCTTTCCTTCTTCTACTAATTTAAAAGCCTCAACAAGACGCGCTTGGACGGGACCTAAAATATACCAAGCCTTTTCACCAGGCCCCATACTTTCTAAATAATAGTTTTGTAAATCAAATTGAGTATTACGATCATGATCGAGTTGTAATTGACCTTCAAGTTCCATCCAACGATCAATAATCTTAGCACGTAACACTGTACTATAACCTGAGATTAAAATAAGGCATTCACGTTTAGGAAGGTTGTAGCAAGGGCGGCTTTCCCCTTTTTTATCAAAGTAATTACCGACAAAATTAACCACCCCAAATTTGGGGGCGTTAAGTTCTTCAAGCATTTTCTTGATATCACGCATAACATGGTCATGCCTTTTACCGCACAATTTTGCAATTTCACGACTGGATATTGTCAGTGTAGTTTGTGTGTTTTTTACTAAATTGTTCATAATGAACTCCTGTTTGTAACAAACGTTTTTGATTGACACTCAAAAAGAGTGCCGGGTGCTCAAAAACACGGCAAACAGTCCGTCGTTATGCTTTTCCCAATGAGGGTCTTGTATCGCATAACTACACCCGACAAGATCACTATACGCCACACGCATATAATGAGTCAAAGCCTTTAATGTGCAGAGAAAAGATTGTGTCGGCAATCTATCCGCTGTTTGCTTAAGATGTTTTTGAAGCACCTGATTCGCATATATAAATGCTTCCGTGATTTTGTCAAACAAAAAATTCACTACTACTTTTTTATTATTCTTAACCATAGATAGCTCTTTTGCTACACTTAAGGTGAGAGCATAATCCTTAGAAGAACAGCCACTTTGGAGGTTTTCCCCAAAATTGGGGAAAACTATATAATCCTGGTTTTCTACAAAACTATACTTGGTAATATGGCCTTTGATCCAGTTTGTGAAATCATGACCAACTTCCAAAAAAGCACGTAACACTGTACTATAACCTGAGATTAAAATAAGGCATTCACGTTTAGGAAGGTTGTAGCAGTTTTGCGTCTTTTTTTGCTTGTCTAAATAGGTGCCCCCAAATTTGGGGAGACCTCTTTCAGAGTATAATTCTTCAAGCATTTTCTTGATATCACGCATAACATGGTCATGCCTTTTACCGCACAATTTTGCAATTTCACGACTAGACATTGTCAACGTGGTTTGTGTGTTGTTTATTAAATCGTTCATGATGAACTCCTACCGATTAAAGGTTTCTTAATGACACTCAAAAAAAGAGCGCCGGGTGTTAAGAAACACGGTCGATAGTCCGTCGTTATGCTTTCCCCATAAAGGGTATTGTATAGCATAACTACACCCGACAAATCACTATATGCCATACGTATACAATGAGTCAAAGTCTTTAAAACGCGGAGAACTGATTATTTCGGTAACCAATCCGCTATCGATTCAGTGTTTCTTAAGCACCTGATCGCATATATAAATACTTCCGTGATTTTGTCAATAAGTAAAATTCCTATTGTAAATCAGCTTTATCCTTGCGGATCATAGCACGTAAACCATTTAAGGATGTACGTTCAACACGTCCCATTTCGGTATCCTCAATAGCTTGTAATGTTTCCGAATTAGGTTGGAATAAATCAAGTGATAACGCTTGATTCTTAGAAACTTTACGAAGTTCATCAGGAATATGAGATTGGATCCTTCTCATTATGAAATCTCCTACTCATTGAGTAGTACAATATATGACAAACAAAGTCTATGTAAAAATCCTATTCCCTAACCTGATTATTTTATCCCTAACCTTAAAAAAATATCAATAAAACAATATGTTATATGATATAAATTCACGATTCGAATTCAGGTTCCCCAGCCATTTTGATTTAATGATTTTAATTTATGCGTCTTCTTTTCCCGTTTATTAAAGCTATATAATTCTCTATCTCTAAAAACTGTCAAAAATATAAATTTCTGATCGAATCCAAAGTGAAATTCTTAAATACTTGATTTCATGAAAAAAATCTATTAATTTGAAGGACGATTTTTATGAAAAGATTACAATAATAATCTCACAAATATCATATCTATGATATATTTTATAAATAATGAGGGAATACAATTATGAAGCCAGAGACTATTGCTCCTACTATGCATTCTATAACGTTGGCATCAACAACGATAGAAACAATGGAAACCTCTAAAGGTGGATTGAAACCAATACAGAAAATGGTGAAACCTATTCCTATTATCGAACCTATGCCTCATTATCCTCTTTCTGCAAACATCTCCGATATGATGGCGTATATTAATGAGCTTATCTGTCAGAAAACGACAGAACTTGTTACAGAAATTGATCGTGTTTTCTCTTTAGAAAAACATAAAGAGCAAAAAAAACAATCAACTCAGCAAAGTGCAATAATAGAACAAGAAGGATTCTATAAAGCAACAGAAATAGAGAGAGATAACTAACAATCAGGATAGAGTTGGCAAAGTCAAATCATCGTTCATAACGTTAAAATAGGTTTGTGAATATTTTTTTAATCGTTGATGTAACGTTTTGTTATCAACATAATAAAAAATACAAATGTAGCTTCACGGATTATAGTTAAATCCTAGCACTCGGTAATATAGAATAATGATCATTTTCTGGCACGTAATTAATCATGTATACAATATTAGTTTAGTTGTTTTTAACGATATAGTGTAGAATTTCTTGTTGTTTATAAAAAAAGCCTGCTACCTTCTATAACTATAGACTTCACTTAAAGCTGTATTTAGAGCATTTCCTTTTGCCTCGACCTTTAAGAAAGTACTCTTGTCATTATCTCCTGTATACTTCATAGCGACATTAGTTAACAAAGCATGGCCCCGATTAAGATAGACAGCATGCTCTCCTTTAAAAGTCATCTCCCCACCCAGTACCTGTACAGCACCCTCTTTAATGGTCATCCCATTGTAAACATCAGTATAAGTTGGCTTCATCAATACAACCCGTCCACCCCTTATTACATGCAAGCCCTGCCCATGACCATTTCCGTTGATTGTTAGATTTGCTGCAACGACTGCGGCCTTCTTTTTAGAAAGGATCGTTTCCACAGCATTTGTAGTAGTATCCTCTCCGGTAATTTTGATGAAGTCAGCCGTAGGACTATTTCCTTGATAAGTCATTTTGACCACCATTAAAGCAACCTGACCCTGGATAAGATCGATGCCGTGCTTTCCATCAAAGCTTATCTCCCCACCTTCCATACGCACAACCCCCTCTGTAACAGTCATACCATTTTTGACATTGGTAAAGGTTGTATTTTTCAAGACAACCTTTCCGTCCTTTATGACCTTTAAGCCCAGCCCTTTACTTACATTTCCTGAAGTGGAAATTGTTACATTTTCTGCCAAAACTGTTCCCCCTTCGACCCTCATGAAGTTAGCAGTCTTATCACTGCCCGCATAAGTCATATTGACGCTCTTTAAAACAACATTACCCTTTGCAAGATTGATCCCGTAATCTCCTTTAAAAGCAATACCTCCTTTGTCCATAATCACATTCCCCTCTGTAACAATTATACCATTTTTGACATCGGTAAAGTATGTCTCTTTCAACCACGCCGCTCCACTACTTGTTGTCACTTGTACCCCCATTGCTACCCCTGAAACATTCACCCCCTTCATTATTACTTTTCCTCCATACCCCACTTCTACCCCCGTTCCAGTGTTACTAATACCAGATCCTGTAATGGTGAGCTCATTTAACAGGGCATGCCCTAGAACAAGATTGATACCGTAGTCTCCATTAAAAGCAATAGATCCCCGGTTCATCACCAGATTCCCACTTGTCATCCGTATTCCCATTCCAACCTTTGAAATCTCCACCCCCCTCATCATTACTTCTCCTGAGTTACTCACCCCCATCCCTATACTCTTACGACCTTGTCCTGTAATATTGAAACTACTTAACAAAGCCTGTCCCCCACTGAGATAAATGCCGTGCCCTTCTTTAAAAGTAATGCCTCCTTTTTCCATACGTATGGTACTCCTTCCCTCAACAGTCATACCATTTTTGACATTGGTAAAGGTTGTATTTTTCAACCACACTGCTCCCCCCTTTATGACCTTTAAGCCCTGCCCCTTGTCATTTCCTGTGATTGTTACATTTTCTGCCAAAACTGTTCCCCCTTCAACATTGATGAAGTTAGCAGTCTTATCACTGCCCGTATAAGTCATATTAACACCCCTTAAAGCAGCATTCCCCCTTGCAAGATTGATCCCGTAATCTCCATCAAAGCTCATCTCCCCACCTTCCATAAACACATCCCCGTTTTCGATATTCATCCCTTTTGCAACATTTCCCAAATGCGTCTCTTTCAACCATGCCTCTCCCCTCATCACCTCTACCCCCGTTCCAACCTCTGAAATATGTACATTCTCCAACATCACCTTCCCCTCCTCCATCATCACCCCCTTACCCTGCTTTTTCTCTCCTATAATCTGCGTCCCTGTCAAACGAGCATTCACCGATCCCTCCATATATACTCCAGCCCCAGTCCCATCCCCCTTAAACTCAATCTTCGTCCTATCTTTCACCATCAACATCCCATCCCCTATCATAACGATCCCCTTCTCCACCTCTTTTATCGTTCCCCCACTAACCATCACCTTTTTCCCCTCCGCATATACCCCCATACCAACCTGTGAAATATCCACATTGGTCATCGTCATCTTTTCCCCCTCCATCCATACCCCCATACCACTTCTCCCTCCTGTAATCGTTACCTCTGTCAACTCAGTACTCTTCACCAATTTCCCCACCTTCACCCCATACCCATCCCCCATAAAGTGAATTGTCGTCCCACCCTTCACCGTCAGATCCCCTGCCAACACCTCCACCCCCTTCCAAACCCCTTTTATCGACCCTCCCTTCACCGTCACCCTTCCTTCCCCCCCCGCATATACCCCGTACCCTGCTTTCCCTCCCGTAATCACCGTCCCCGTCAACTCAGCACTCTTTACCGATCCCCTCACATACACCCCATACCCCCGCGTAAAACTAATTGTCGTATTATCCTCCACCTTGAGCATCCCATTCCCTAACATAGCTATCCCCGTTTGCACCTCTTTTATCGACCCTCCTGTGATTGTCAGATTCCCTGCCTTCACCTCCACCCCCATTTGTACATTTGAAATATTCACCTTATCCATCGTCATCATTTTCCCCATCGCCCACACCCCGTACCCACTTCCATCTCCCGTAATCTGCGTCCCCATCAAACGAGCACTCTTCACCGATCCGCCCACTCTCACCCCATACCCCGCCTTAAAACTAATTGTCGAGCTCCCCTTTATCTCTAACATCTCACCCTCTAACATATTCACCCCCATTACGACCCCTGAAATACCCACCTTATCCAACGTCATCGTCACCTTTTTCCCCTCCGCATATATCCCCGTACCCTTTCCCTGATCACCTCCCTTAATCGTCACCTTTGTCAACTCAGCACTTGTCACCGATGCTCCCACCTTCACCCCATAGTCCCCCGTAAAATTAATTGTCGAATTTCCACTCTCCCCAAGCACCTCTAACGTCCCACTTTCCACCTCTATCCCCGTTTGCACCCCTGAAATATCCACCTTATCCATCGTCACCTCTCCCCTCATCACATATACCCCCTTCTCAACCCCTGAAATACGTACATCCTCCATCATCATCGTTTTGCCCCCCGCATACACCCCCGTACCCTTTCCTTCTCCCACAATCGTCACCCTTGTCAACTGAGTACTCGTCACCGATCCTCCCACCTTCACCCCATGCGTCCCCTTAAACTCAATCCTCGTCCCATCCTCCACCTTCAACTCCCCACTTCCAGACATATCTATCCCCATTTGTACATTTGTTATCTCCCCTCCTGTCACCGTCAGATCCCCTGCCTTCACTTCTACCCCCGTACCTTTTCCATCATCTCCCCTAATCGTCACCCCTGTCAAACTAACCGTCACATCCCCCCACACGCCTATCCCATGCGTCCCCTTAAACTCAATCCTCGTCCCATCCTCCACCGTCAACGTCCCCTTCCCCGCCATATCTATCCCCGTTAGCACATTTGTTATCGACCCTCCCTTCACTGTCAGATTCCCCCCCTCTGCATGTACCCCCGTACCCGTACCTTTTCCATCATTTCCCCTAATCGTCACCCCTGTCAACTGAGTACTCTGCACCGATCCTCCCACCTTCACCCCATGCGTCCCCTTAAACTCAATCCTCGTCCCATCCTCCACCGTCAACGTCCCACTTCCCGCCATATCTATCCCCATTTGCACATTTGTTATCGACCCTCCCTTCACTGTCAGATTCCCCCCCTCTGCATGTACCCCCGTACCCGTACCTTTTCCATCATTTCCCCTAATCGTCACCCCTGTCAACTGAGTACTCTGCACCGCTGTTCCCACCTTCACCCCGTGCCCATCCTTAAACTGAATCTCTGTCCCACTCACCGTCAACGTCCCACTTCCAGACATATCTATCCCCGTTAGCACATTTGTTATCGACCCTCCCTTCACTGTCAGATTCCCTGCCCCCGCATACACCCCCATACCCTTTCCATCTCCCCTAATCATCACCCCTGTCAAAGTAGCACTTGTCACCGCTGTTCCCACCTTCACCCCATGTGTCCCCGTAAACTCAATCCTCGTCCCATCCTTCACCACCAACGTCCCCTTTTCCATATCTATCCCCGTTTGCACCTCTCTTATCCACCCTCCTATTATCGTCAACGCCCCATTCCCTGTCACCTTTACCCCCACTTGTACCTGTGAAATATTCACACTAGTCATCGTCACATTTCCCGTCCCCTCCGCAGTTACCCCCGTACCACCCCCATTTCCCGTAATCACCGTCCCCATCAACTCAGCCGTCACATTATTTTGTATCTTCACCCCATATCCATCCGTAAAACTAATTGTCGTCCCCTCCTTTATCACCAATTTCTTACCCCCCTCCATATTTATCCCCCACTTCACCCCTTTTATCGACCCCCCTGTGATCGTCAGATCCCCTGCCTTCATCTCTACCCCCAATCGTACATTTGAAATATCCACACTGCTCATCGTCACCTTTTTCCCCTCCGCATATACCCCCTTACCCGTACCCTGACTACTTCCACTTCCTTTAATCGTCACCATTGTCAACTCAGCACTTGTCGCCGTCCCCGACACCTTCACCCCATACCCATTCCCCGTAAACTCAACCGTCCCCATATTCATCACCAACTGCCCTGCCACCGCATCCACCCCCGTTTGTACCTGTGAAATATTGACACTGGTCAACGTCATCGTCCCCGAGCTCCTCATCTCCACCCCCGTTCCACTTCCCGTAATCTTCACCTCTGTCAATTTAGCCGTCGCATTATCCCTCACATGCACCCCATAATCCCCCTTAAACTCAATCGACCCCTCTGTCATCACCAACGTCCCACTCTCCTGCACCCTCACCCCCTGACTCCCTCCCGTAACCGTCACCCCTGTCAATTTAGCCGTCCCACCCCCCTCCATCCACACCCCCGTCCCATTCTCTCCCTCAATCGTCCCCCCATTCATCTCCAACCTCCCACTCCCATCCACCTTCACCCCATAGGTCTTCCCTTCAATCGACCCTTCTGTTACCTTCAGTATCCCCTTTGTCACCTGCACCCCTGTTTTGAAATTTGAAACATTCACCGTATTCAACGTGACTGTCCCCGAGCTATCCATCTTCACCCCCGTACCCGTACTCACAGCTCCCCCACTTCCCGTAATTGATCCCCCCGTCATAGTAGCACTCCCTCCTGTTATATTAAGCCCCGTCCCATACATCCCCGTAACCGTAATCCCCACCCTTGTCAAATCAGCCGTCGCACTTCCCGACACCTTCACCCCCGTCCCATTCTCCGTAACCGTAATCGTCGACGTACCATTTATCACCAACTGCCCCTTTATCGCCTCCACCCCTGTTTTGAAATTTGAAATATTCACATTGGTCAACGTGACTGTCTCCGAACTCTCCATCTTCACCCCCGTACCCGTACTCACAGCTCCCCCAGTTCCCTTAATCGTCACATCTGTCAACTTCGCACTCGTCACTTGATCCCCCACCTTCACCCCCGTCCCATCATTTGTAACCGTAATCGTCGACGTACCATTTATCACCAACTGCCCCTTTATCGCCTCCACCCCTTTTGCAAATTCCGAAATCTTCACACTGGTCAACGTGACTGTCCCCGAGCTATCCACCCCCGTACCCTGATTTCCACCCCCTCCCGTAATCGTCCCCTCAAGCACCTTCAGCGTCCCACCCTCTGTTACCTTTGCCCCTGTTGTGACCTGCATCAACTTCACCATATTCATCATCAACGTCCCACTTGATACCTCAGCCCCTGTTACTGTCGTTCCCTCACTCCCCTTAATAGTCAGATTCATCACATCAGCCTTCCCCGAGCCCTCCATCTTCACCACCGTACTCCCACCCCCACTTCCCGTAACATTTATAGTACCCCCTCCACTTACAGTAGCTTCTGCACTACCCTTAATCTTTATCGCTTCTGTCACCCTCTCAAAATTAACTGTCGTTCCCTTCCTCATCTCCACCTCTCCCCCTGTTTCACTCACCTCTATCCCCGTTACCTTAGTCGTAGCTCCCACACCCCCACTAATAATCAGACTCCCCCCATTACTCCCCACCCTTTTATCAAAAACAATCCTCCCCTCATTCTTCACCTCAATCATAACCCTCCCCTCCCCATTCCTTGCTCCAATCGCATCCTTCAACCCAAATGTCCCCCCATTTACCGTAATCACAGACCCTGAACCATCAACCTCCATTACCTTCTGCACATTTGTAATACTAACATTCTCCTTCAACGTCAGCCTCGCCCCCTGTTCCACCCTAATCGCCGATTTATCACTCCTATCACCATTTTTAACCGTCAGCTTATCATCTCCTATCGTAATATCTGTATTCGGCCCTATTATCTTTATAGCCTCATCATCACCCTCATTAGGGTCACTCATATCTATTGTTCTCACACCAGTCAGCGTCCTTGTCTTAATCCCACTATCACACACAATCTTCCCCTCCCTCTTATCATGATGCCTCGCTAAAACCTGACTATCCTCAACCCAACCCATACAATTTTGTTGTGCTTGAGCATATACTTTCTGAGATGTAATAAGAGCCAACCCAGCCACAATAGCCGTTGAGAGGACACATAAACAAACATGATGTTTTAAGACACGACGCATAACCAT